CTACATAACAGGGCAATCATCAAACTCCGCCTGCCTGGCATCGTTGATAATGTATGTAAGCACACCAAAGATAGGGCGGATAGTGTCGTCCTCATCAGGTAACGCCTCCTTCCTCCCGTTTTCCAGATTTTCGAGATGAGGCTTCGGGTGTTTCCGGTACCGCTTGATCTTGAATTCCCCATCCAGCGCGCATACCAGGAGTGAGCCATCACATGGTGATAACGCCATATCGACGACGAGCAGCGCTCCCTGGACAATGCCCTCTCTGTAATGTGAACAACCTGCCCTCATAAAATATGTCGAATTTTGTCGGCTGATCAGTTTCTCATCAAGCGAAATTCGTGTTTCCGCATAATCTGCCGCTGGGGATGGAAAGGCCATGGTTAAACCCTCTCTTGATTACTGGATATAAACACAATATAAATACTGTATATCCAACCAGTAAAGAGGTGACGCGTAATGTTTGTGGAACTCGTTTATGACAAAAGGAATTTTGATGGTTTGCCCGGTGCGAAAGACATCATTCTGGGGGAGTTGAGCAAAAGGGTGCAGCGCATCTTCCCTGATGCTGATGTGAGGGTGAAACCTATGATGACGTTGCCGGCGATCAACACTGACGCCAGCAAGCATGAGAAGGAACAGATAAGCCGTACTGTTCAGGAAATGTTTGAAGAAGCTGATATGTGGCTGGTTTCAGATTAAACACCTTGAACCGTCATATTGCTTAAGTACAATCCGCCGTGACTGGCAATCATTCAATACTCGCACTATCGGACGTTCGCCAGTTGGCCGCAGCCATGCTCATGCACATGGTATGGTTGCGGCACTGTTATTTCGCTTTATGACATTGCACGTTGATGGTCCAGAGCAGAATTATCTGGCGGTGAGCTATTCAACAATTTTCTTCAGCGCCTCCACGTCTGCTTTCAGTTGATTGATTTCTTTCTGCTGCGCTTCGTTTTCATCCATCAGAGAAATAATGGTTGCGTGGTGAACAGCGGCCAGTACGCCGGAATCGCCAGCCTGTACAGATAAGGCATCCTTAACAACAGTTCCGTCCCGCAGTTCGATATCACCGGCAGTGACTTTCGCCTCCGGGTATGCCTCATACAGTCCTTCAGCCAGAACACCGATGCCAAAACGTCCGTCAGCATTTTTTGTTTTCAGTCGCCAGGTACATGCGCGGATTATCCGCATCGTTTCGCGTGGATTCTGGATGTCCTCGACTTTCTCCTTAATTTTGACGGTCGAGCCGCCGTTAACCCAGTTTCCGGTAGCGGTGGCGTTTCCGTTTCTGGCATTAAACCGCCACATGTGCGGCGTGGTTCCCGCCTCCGTTGTCCAGGAGAGGGCATACTCGGGGTTCATGTCGTTTGCCCATGCAGACCACGTAAACACCCCAGCATATTTGCCAGGCCAGAACATCTTGAAACTCATGTGCGGATACAGATAGCCTGCACCGAGAACATTCATCTGCTCCTGGTAGAGACCGTAGTTGCGGTTTCCGGCATAGAGGGAGTCAAAGCTCCCCGGCAATGCGTTGACCTTGCCAAACGGGCTGGTTATCTGGCCTCCGGATTTGCCGCCGATAGTGTTAAGGCGGTTATCATTCCCCTCACAGAATGAACCTGCCCTTGTACCGAAGGGACTGGATAACCCTGTCCCGCCCTGCGCTTTTGACACCACGCCGCTGACCAGGTCTGCCTTACCGTCAAGCGCTGTCTTATCTGCCTTACCGTCAACGCTATTGATGAGTTTCTTTGCTGACGGTCCAGTAGTCTGACTGGTATCCGGTAATTTAATCGTTACATCACCTTCGGCTGTAAAAAACTGCTGCCAGTTCTGCTTGTCGTAGTTCAGGCCCCTAAGCGCCTCAGCACTCTGGGCCACCAGCGCCGCGGTGACCATATTCAGTGCCACACGGGGAACGGCTGACCATGCTGCACCAGCCTGTGTTGGCCCGGTAAAGTTACTGACCAGCGTCAGAGCCGTGCCACTTTCGACGGATTTAACCGGGAGCGTATAGGGAACACCGCCGACAGTAACAACAATAAAATCACCAGCCGAAAGTTCAGTGCTAAATGTAGTCCCTGTCCCTGATACCAGAGCAGAGTTATTCGTCAGGGTTAAGGTTCCTGCTGACATGGATATCTCCTGAATTCAGATAATAAAAAACCCACCGGAGCGGGTTATTTTTTGTAGGTTTAATTCGAACAGTTCGAACTGGTGAAATTATTCTTATTCACCCATCGCCAGTTAAATGGATAACCGGCCTGATATTGTGTCTGGTTTACAATTTTACGTATCCCGTAAATGAGCACGTCTGTTCCCTGATTGCCGATCATCGCCGTTGCTGTACATAAGGGTAATTTATTTTCGAGAGTGCCGGAACATGCAGTTAATGATAAAAATGCAAGAACGATTAATATAATTTTCATATTGTTACTCGCTGTAGTTATTCATATTCAAAATATCAATAGCGGACAACAATAGATAATAGATTTAACAGATCATTTAAAATACATTGATCGTTTAAAACGATCGTACAGGCATTCAATATTTTGACACTTCAACTGCAATAACTGTATTACCTGCATTTACAGGGGCCATTGGCTGCGCGCTACCAGATGGAATTGCCTGAGTGGCAGCGGTATAAATTCGGGTGCTGGCCCCGTTATATACAGCTGTAAAAGTAACCGGAACAGGCCAGAGCTGACCGCCCGGTCCACCGCCAGATATTCGCCATACCTGCTGACCTGCAACATCCGGGATAATTGCCCATTTACCCGCTCTGCTCTCGTCAATATAAATGCCTCCATTTGCCCCGATTGTTCCGACAGTTACCACGTCCGTCAGGATTTTCGATTCATGAGTAATAACCAGATTCCCCGTCTGGTCGTCCCAGACAGCCAGCCCATACGGAGGATTTGGCATGGGCTGAGGGAATATAGTGAATAAATAGACTGTCAGGGTAAATGCGGTATTTAGTATCTCATAGGCCCGTACAGCCAGTTGTCCGTTTGATTCAATCCAGACAGCACACGCGGCCTGACGGGATGTCAGAACAAACGGGATAACAGGTTGTGTTGCATCAGGTATATTAACCAGTTGCTCAATATAATGTAGAGCACCATTCGATACTGACGAAAACGTCTGCTTTGAATACAGACAAACAGGTACTGACTGGGGGGTGATAAATGTTTCGCCGCTTTTCAACGATAATAACGCACCATATCTGTTAGCCATTATGCATTTTCCAGAAAAACAAAAACATAGCTCTCATTTGCCTGAGGCTGGTTCAGAGAGTTATCAGTTCCTGCGCCAATTACAATACTATTGCCTGAAACGGCTATTGTTCGGCGCCCCTCTACATACGCTATAGTTTTTGCCAGACCCAGCATATATCCGAGCCTCTTCCCTGCCGGCACGTTGAACGAATATGCACCTGACGTCTGGCCGGCACTCAGCTTTATCGTTCCAATGATTGATATTGGTTTAATACCAAAGTTTGCTGATGATCCGTCCTCATGCCAGCAATCAAAACCAAAATCAGACATTAGGCGCTACTCCGGTAATATGCCCCAGCTGTACCAGCAGTCGCCCGCTGGGCCCAGTAAATGACAGGTTGTTATCAGCCTTAGACAGACACCAACCGCCCTGATTTGCAATTTTATAGCCCGTAGACCAGAATGCGCCTGAGATTTTGCCGTTAGTAATCGCAGCATCCGCAATTTTCGCACTGGTGATACTGGCGTTCTGAATAAACGCAGAACTGATAAACACCTGACCATTAACAACAGCAAAGGGTGAATACTGCGTATCACCGCTGCCACTCATCAGGACGAACTGGTTGGCGTTAAATCCGACGCGAGTGACCACCGGCTTACCCGCTTCGGCCAGTACCGCAATTGATATCCCGGCACTGTAAAAAATACCGTTGATGCGCACTCCGGCTTTCAGGGTATGAATAGCCGTCGCACCCGAAGCATCGACAGTAGCAGTCAGTTTGTCCTCGAGAGAGGCTGTCACATCTTTAATCTGCGCCTGTACCTGGGTGGTCATTTCAGCCATCGCTTTATCAACATCAGCAATGGTCGTTTTGACCACCAGAATATCCGCGCGGACTTCACCATACTGCGCCCACTGATGTTCAGCCGTTGCGTGGTTGGCCAGCGCGTTCTGTAATGCGGCTTCGAGGTCGGTATCAATGTCGCTTGTCAGGCGGTCACCGTCTGCAGACGTCAGGAAGTCATCAGCAATATCACCCAGGTAATCATCAGCATTCGCGTTGGATACACCACGAACCCAGTCGGTCCAGCCTGATTCATTACCCGTTCTGTCAACCAGCTGCGCACGGTACCAGAACTCCTGTCCCGCCTTCAGTCCCAGTTGGGTGTATTCGGCTGACGGATAAGGCACATCCGACAGCAAAAGAGGATTAGAGAAATCACTGTTCGCGGTGTACTGAATTTCCGTTTTTAGCGTATCCCCGGTGTTAGCCGGGAATCCCCAGTTCAGGCGAATCCCCCAGTTGATCGGCGTTGTCGCAAAGCCGACAGGTTTCGGTGGATTTCCCACCTTGCCCGTCAGCGTTTTCTCTTCGGAGTAGCCCCAGCCAGAGGATATTTCAGCGGCGTTAATGGCACGTACACGCACGAGGTAGCGTCCTGCATAAATACCAGAAACATCGAATGACGTGGTGGAGCTGCGCGGCACGTTTACCCAGTTACCATCATTGCGGCGCCACTGTGCCTCGTAGGCGATAGCATTCTGCGCCTGGTCCCAGCTCACACGCATGGTTTCGACGCTGATATTCTGCTGCACCACTGAAAACGAGCTAATCACAATGTTAGCTGGCGGCGACTGGTTACCCGGCGGGATTACACTCACGGGCCGCTGGTCAATGATGGCTCCGGTATCGATACGGGCATATTTATCCGGGTCATGCCATGCGCCGGTAATAGAGAAAGTGCCATCATCATTATCGGAGACGCTGACAACTCGATACTGCTGGGCGTAGAGTTCATCTGACTCAACCACCCATACAGCTTCGGCCTGTGGTGTCTCACTGTATGCCGTGGTGACTGTGACTGATTCCCCATTAATCGCCTGAATAGTCCTGCTCTGTGACGCACCGGAGGGAAGATTGAGAATAAGGCGATCGCCTGCTGCTGCATCAGCTGCGCGGTCAAGTTTAATCACGCGACCGTTAACAGCACTGATGCGGCCGCCCATAACTTTGCCGGACAGAAGCTCGTCTGACACGGCGATGATGTATCCCGGCTGCGGGATGTTTCCGTCCAGACCAACATCAAACGAAACAACACGATCCTTATTGTTGGTGAGAATACCCCAGCGCCCCTTTCGGTTCGCTTCTGATTGACGGGTACAACCGATGGCTGTCATTTCCAGCTGATTAAATCCGTACCGGGCCACCAGAGGCTGCTCAAATACCGGCTCCATCGCATCCGCATAGGCGTTATCCGGATCAGACCAGGAAACCAACGCCGTGGTATACCGCGTTTTTGTCGTGCTGCTGGAATAGGTAAAGCGTCCGTCGATAACGTTAGCGCGGGTGTAAGCGTAATCCACATCTCTCGGCATATCGGCAAGCGCAACAATCTGATCGCCGCCCCAGTACGTCATACCCCGGAATATAGCCGCAAAGTCACGCAGCACAGTGTAAGCGTCATTCCTGTCCTGAACATAGACGTTACAGGTATAGCGTGGCTCTGTCCCGCTTCCACCCTTTCCATCCGGTACCGGCTGATCGCAATATTGCGATACCTGGTACAACGTCCATTTATCGATGTTGGCTGCACTCAGGCGATTACCCAGACCAAAGCGATCGGTAATAACCAGATCGTAAAATATCCACGCCGGGTTATCGGTCCAGGCCCACTTAAACGCGCCCTGCCATGTACCACTATAAGTCCGCGTATCGGGGTCATAGTTATCAGGCACTCGGATCACTCGGCCACGTGGTTCACAGGATATCTGTGGAATCGAACCGTTGAACTGACTTGAATCGAATTCTATGTACAGCAGCGCGGTGTTCGGATAGCGCAGCTTGGCATCAATCACTTCCGTGAAGCTTTGCAGCGTCATCGTGTCGCCGATCTTGGCGCTGTTTGCGTCAGCGGTAATCTTACGCAGTCGGATTGTCCAGGTACTGCCAGCCTGCGGTAAATCAATACGGTGGCTGCGCTCATAACCAGACGTCGTTTTGCCGGTTGCGCTGGTATTAAGCACGGTTTGCCAGGTCCCACCATCAGTTTGCAGGTCTATTGCATAATTGATGGAATACCCTACCAGATCGCCGTTGTCCTCCTGCTTAAACAGTGAAGGCCATTTCAGTCGCAGGCGAACGGCTGATAGTTGGGTGTTGGTGAAGGTACGCGTCCAGGCTGTTGCGCTTGATACTTCTGTTCCAACGTTGATTTCGTTTTCGGTACCGGGAATGCCCTGAATGTAATTTTGTGCCTGAGTTCCCGCGCGAAACTCCCACGTCACGCCGCTAAAGTTTTGGGAGCCATCAGAGTTTTCCAGCGCCGTGCCGTCCAGGTAGATATTTTTTCCGGTTAATTGCCCTGCAAATTCCCCTTCCCCAAGCGCAACGAGGATTTTGGCCTTCGCTACAGATTGCAGATCATCAGGCTGTTCGGTAGGGGTTCGGGAACTGGAACTGCCGCCCTTGCGGCCTTTAATCTGGGTTGCTGTAACCATATGATGCCCGTAAAAAAGCCACCCGAAGGTGGCTACTGTTCATTTGTCAGGATGTTACTGATTTACATACCTGGTTATGTTAGGTATTCAGCCCATCAGCGGTGGGTCGTTGGTGTTTTCGGATTAAGAGGGATGGCTGAATACCTCACTTAAGGAAACGAAATGCTTATAAACTTTGATCCCTTACGAGACTCGGAAAAAGACAGGCGATCTCATCCGTGGGGGAAAACTGCTTACAATGAAAGAGCTGGGTTTTACTCAAACTTTATTGAACACCCAGAGCTTATAACTGAAGTCCTTGAAGACTTTAAGCCCCATGAGGATAAAGAAGCCGTTCAAACATTCTATACTTTTCTAAAATGGATAAATGGTTCTGAATCAGCTTTTGAAACCAATGATTGTGCATTAAGAGAAAACGTCATAGCTAACACAGACTCATTATTTAAATTCACACACAAAATTGATGGTCGTGTAGAGTTCTTTCTTAGAGAACATCAATATAACTGTCGCAAGGATATCCCTACCTGGCTGATGAGAATGTCATCGCTTTATTTGCAGGTAGAAAGGCCCGATTTCTTCAATGCACTTATCGACATCCAACTCGCGCCGACAGACTTCATCACATTGCCTACTGACCAAGGTGATGGCTACAGAATCAGGTTGGTCTTCAATGCTTATGGGAATGGTGATATTGAAGTATGGGAGGCGCTTAACACTACGCTCAACAGCATCTTTGAATCCGCAAAAAGGTTGAACAACGCTCTCTCTGAAGGAGCTAGCCCCACATTTCCTTAAGGGAAATGTTTCCAATAATTTTAACAAATGCATACGACCCCTCGTAAGGCTGATTCGTCAGCCTTTCATGCTACATTCACAGTTTATTGCTGGTCTTCGACGTATATACCAGCAGAGATGATCGCCCCACCAATACGCCTGCGACCATAAAGCAGCGGTACCGGATAACCTTGTGCGGCAGTATTTGTCACCCCACCGAAAGCATATGAAGCGTGGTTATCTGCACTTTGCTTACTGGCAAGACCTGACGGTTGAGGTGAGAGCATCTGAACAACGCCACCAAGCATCATTGCTGCACCAAATTTATATAAAAATGGCGACGCTGCGGCCCAGGGGGTAAAACTAAGAACAACGCCTACAGCAACCAAAACTGCACCCAGTATTGTTTGCAATACTCCTGCCTTTTTGCTTCCGATTATAACTGGGACTATTCGGATAACCTCGCCAGTCACGGGAAAACCAAGATCATCCTTTCCAATATTCTTTTTACCTTTAAATATCGCAAATGTTAACCCTCGCCGTTGGCTACTAATCATATAACTTTCAAAACCAGGTATGGTTTTAGATAAAGCGGTACCAACTTCACAGATTTTGCTTATAAGCCTGTAATGCGTTCTTCCGAACACTTTACCAAGTGCGCCACCAAGTTCTATTTGAGACATGACCTCTTGCATGAATTCTCCTATCAAGCATAAACCTACCTCAAAGCAACTCAGCCAAAGCCAATTAAAAACCCACCGTATAGTGGGTTTCGAATGGGTGGTGATTCTTAAGGATTTAGGTTGTCAAGCATATTTTGCACTGAGTTAATGTCAGTATTATTTTTCGACGGAACTTGATTCACTTGCCCACCAGGCATTTGGCTTTCAATCCACATATCACTCCATACTTTCGGTGCGTTATTAACTGAAGCAATAGTAAATCTAATTTTCGCCATTGCTGGGGTCGAGTATGAATTCCCCACAAGCATTTGTGCTAATACACTATCAGCAGGTTTACCACAGATTACCAAAGAGTCGGTAGATTCAAATACTGACAGTCCTTTTTGATTGCAATAAGAAATTAATGCGTCTTTGACCTGTTCTTTTGTTTTCCCCGGATATTCTGCTTCAGGTTTACCAGATGCAGTGTGTTTTTTGATGGCCTCTTGATTTGCGCAACCGCTCAAAGTAAATAAAGCTAACAGAGATACTGCCATACCTTTAAACATTAATATTCCCTATGTTTATCATTAAATTCAAGAGTAATAAGCAGGCAGGAATTGCAAAAATCATTAACAACTCATCAACCTAGAAGAGTTTTAAAACGCAAGATTTTCATCGTTCTCTCCCGCCAATAACCTCCGTAGGGTACACGCTGACTTAGGTGCCCGTAAAGATGGTGTAGCAGCATATTGCCTTCCAGCAGGATCCCTGCATGGTTCCACTTATTAGCCTGGACCTGCATGATAACCATATCACCTGGCTGCGGTACGCCACTGAATTCACGGAATCCGCATTCATACCAGCAATCGTGGTAGAAGTTTTCGGGATAACTGTCTTCCCACCAGGGATAATCCACGCGGTAATCCGTCAGCTCAATGCCGTGCGTTTGCCGGAAATAGCTCATCACCAGCCCCCAACAATCGAAGTGACCGAGCACAAACGGGCGCTCCAGTAGCGGCAGCTCGCCCCGCGGCTGAATGGTGCGTAAATCCCCTTCTGGCCAACTGACGATATGCCACGGAAGCAGTGTAGCGTCGCACTGAGCCTTATCCAGTTCGCTCGCCTGCGTCGTGGCATCCGGGTGGCTGTGGACAATGGCAATCACTGTTCCCCAGTCTTCGGCAGCGGCGTAATCTTCCGGCGACAGGTGGAAATGCTCTGTCGGATCGGTTGCCAGATTACGGCAGGGAATGTACCGCTGCACCCTGCTTTTTTGCACCACTACGCCGCAGCATTCGCGCGGATATTCAGCAGCAGCATGCGCCATAATGGCGTCGATAATTTTCTGACGCATATCAGCTCCTGATCAGGGATGTGCCAGGGAAACCACCGAACGGCAACTCATTCCCCTCGCCATGTCTCAACTTGCACGCAGTGAGTGTACCGGGGCATTCATCGAGCGATGGATCGTTAACCGGGTTGTTGTGTTTGTCGAAATAACGCGTTCCGGCATAGTCACATCCATCACCGGAGCGGTATTTGTTACAGATGCACCAGGTACAAAGCGAATGTAGCTGGCGCGTCGGGATCATCAGCCCCTGCAGGTCCATTGGACTGGACAACGTAAACGCCACCACTTCGTTGGTTTCAGTGCTCTTGGCATCAATGTAAAACACCTTCAGCTTTTCCTGCTGCGGATCCGCAGACGGGTTGCCATCCGGATAGTTTTTCGCATCCAGATACTGCGCCAGCGTGTCATGAATCGTGACCTTTGCCTGCAGCAGGTCATCATAAGCAAGACACAGCGCCGTAATGGAACTATCCAGGTTAGCGACCGACAGCGTCGGCTGCGCGCTGGTCCCGTCGGTCGCCGTCTCAATACCCTCGATCTGGCAGGGCCAGGCTTTATATTCCTGCCCCTGCCACCAGATCGATTTCGCCGGTAGCTTATTGTCATCTCCACCAGCAGCGGCAATTTCATCGGGAGTGTGGGCAATGTTGTAGGCGTGGAAGCGGAGAACGTCGGAAACACCAAATGCGGTGCCATCGACATCAAAAAGCCGGACAACATTGCCCGGCTCAAGTTTCTGATAATCACTGTTTAAGCTCATGGTGCAAACGCCTGTTCAAAGGTGGCTGATACGGTTTCCACCGTTTTACTTTTGGTGACGCGCTGCAGGCTGTCTGCCTCAACACGCCACAGCGCAAGATCACCGCCTGGCGGGGTAAACGAAAAGGATTTCGTCTTATGGCGCCGCAGGAAAGCATAAATATCCCGGACGGTTTGCGGTTTGCCGGTAAATGAAAACTCATAACTGAACGTTTCATCATTCATCCCGGCACCTGACACCTGCTTATAGCCATCACCAAACTGTGCCGTGCGGACGGCATCCTTACTTTTCAGGGTCGGCTGGCTGGATGCTTTAATCCGCCATGCAAAATGCTCGATCGCCATTGCTTACCTCTGTTTTGTTGCATTCCAGATGATGCCACCTGGCCGGACTTCTCTGGTGATACCTTCCCTGATGGAGCTGTTGATCACCTGCTGATAGGCTTTCCCCAGCGCATCGCCGCTTCCTTTCTGTTGACCGGAATCCCCCTGGCCTGTTGTAACCGAAACCGGCGCATACACGCTGACACCAAAAGGAGAAGCAACGCCAGCGCCACTCCCCCCGACTAGGCCACCAGTCGCATAACCGCGCATCATGCGATAAAGGTTGCCGACACCGATTCGGTTGGTGGCTTCCTGCGTAAAGACAAACTCGCCGCGGTGAACCACACCCGCTGGCTCATACTTACCACCAGAGCCGGTGTATCCGCCTGTGGCATAGCCGAGCCAGGAGGTTGCCGAATCGACAAGTCCAACCATGGCCTGCTTCATCAGGATTTGCGTCAGCATCGACAACGTGGAACGGGTGAAATCTGCCCAGTTTGCTTTCCCTGTCGTCAGCATATCGGCCATATTCTGGCTGATACCATCGAATGTGGCTGAAGCAGCGGACTTCATCGAACCATAGGCATCAGCTGCTGAATCGGCATAGTCAGCCCACGCTGATTTCGCCCCAGCCTTCCAGTTGCCGCGGAGCTCGTCCTGTGCGGCATAATATTTCTTCAGTGCATCCAGTTCGTTCTGATAACCCTGATCGGTGTCCGTACCACCGGCATTCATCCAGCCCTGCCGCAGCTGTGCCTCTTCGTTTTGCCGCTGCGCGCCGCGGCTACTCATGCTGCCACCGGCCACCAGCGCTCGGGTCTTCTCCCCAATCTGGGTAACGTACTTCTGCGAGCTGTCCTGCAGGCGGTTTAACCGTTCCTGGGCAACAATCTGATCGCCCAGCCGGGCATTCACTTCGGCCCGCGCCAGTACCTCGTCTTTGTTCGCCAGCACCGATTTTTCATCGGCGGTCAGCGCGCGCTTTTTGGCGGCCTCTTCCAGCACCGAAAAGCGGGATTGTTGTTTCCACAATTCCTGCCGCTGCTGGCTGATGGTATCAGTGATGCTCTTATGCTCCTGCAGAGTGCGTAACTGCGCCTCCAGCTCCAGCGTCTGCGCGCTGGCAGTATCGACACTTTTCACGCCTGCTGGCGTTTTCACTGCTGACGGTTTTTTAGGCTTCTTCAGCGAGTCGTCGTATTCCTTCTTAGCGGCTGCCATCAGAATGTTGTAATCAGCCTGGAGGATACGTCCGTCTTTGATGGCCTGATTATATTCTTTCTGTTTTGCCGTAAATTTATCCAAAGCTGATTCGGTCTTTGAATATGCAGCCTGCGCCTGCGCGGCATACTTCTGGCGGTCAGATTCAATCACTGCCTCGCGGGCGGCGTTATCCTCAGTTGCCTTTGCCACACTGGCCTGCTGCTGAGCCATTTCCAGTGCAATGCGGGCAGACTCCCGATCGTTCCAGTAGCTGGCGCGCGCATCATCATTGACATAACCATCACCTTTACGCAGATTCCAGATTTCATCCGCCCGCTTAAAGGCCTCTTCCGCTTTGGCAACCATCTCCTGCGTGGTATCAGGCCGCCCGATATCGAGCGCCGCATCCCACATCGATTTAAAGGCACGCTTCAGGCTGTCAGCAGCAGACTCAATCGACCCCATATTGTCGCGCAGGCTCTTTGTCTGCTCACGAAAACCGTTCGTCGCCGCATCATTAGCTGCCTGCAGCGCCCCTGCTTCATCACCGGCGCGTTGCAGTTGCGCCACATAAGCAATCTGTTCCGCGGTAACGTTGTGGAACTGCTGCGCCATGGCAATCAGACCAGAGGTCGGATCGTTCGTCAGTTTGCCGAATGCCGCCGCCACCTTATCGACCGGCACACCCGACGCATCGGTAAATTTCGCTACCGCCTGACTCATCTCATCGAACCGGGCACCGGCACGCACTCCGGCGTTGACCAGCTCCGTCAGCGCGCTGCTGGTCTGGTTAAACGTGAGTCCCGCCTGCTCGCCGGATTTCGCCAGCACCAGCATGCGGTTTGAGGTCAGCCCGGCAGTGTTACCGGACAGGACCAGCGTTTTGTTGAAATCAGACAGCGTGGACGAGCCCTGATACCAGGCGTAAACCACCGCTCCAGTGGCGGCAGCCAGCGCGCCAACACCTACCATCACCGGCGATATGGTGCCCAGCAACGCCCGAAAGGTCGGAATAATACCGCCGAAGGAGTCTTTCACCTGACCACCCTGCTGCAGCAGGATAAGCCACGGACTCTGCCCACCGGCCAGCTGGGTGGCGATATCCGCAAACTGCGCAGGCAGCATACGCATCGCCGCGTTGTACTGGCCGACTGAAATACCGGCCTTCTTCGCCGCGCTCTCCTGGCGGGTAAATGACTGCTGCACCTTCAGAGCAGAGTCATTCGCTGCGTCACCCGTCTGCTTAAACTGCCTTTTTACGTACTCCATCTGCTCGTTGAACTTTGACGAATTAACGTCAAGGTTAACGACCAGGTCACCCACTGCCGTCTGGGCCATAGCGAACACCTCCTGAAATGCCCTCGGCCTTTGCCATCAGCACAGCATCACCGGGTTCATCGTCGGCAATATCCTCCGCAGAAGGTGAAAGAAGGCTGAAGCTGGCAGGGGTTGATGTAGTTTTGGGGTCAAGCGCGGTAATGACGATATGCATCAGCGAGGAAAAATGCGCATCCAGTTGCACATCATTAAAAAAATTGTCCTGGTAGAACGTTCGCCAGTCGGCGTATTCCGTTGACGACATACCAGCAAGCATGGCGCGCCAGTCCGGGCGGCGAAATTCACGCGCCAGTTTCAGGACGAATGTCAGCTCACTGGCGAGGACTTTTCCAGACTGACCGGCTCAGTTACAGCTACATCCTCCGGATCATTCGCTTCCTGCTGCGGCACCATGCCGGACAGCAGCTTCACGCTGTACTCTGCAGCGGAAACAATCTCCAGCGGCCAGGTCATCAGCACTTCATTCTGGATCTGCTCAACGTCTTCTTTCGGCGTTTGGTGCGTCCCTTTCAGAGGGTGGCCATGCCATAAAGACATGGCCACCAGCAGTGCGCCGGATTTAATCGTCATATCCATCGCCGCCTGCATGTCGGCATCGGTGATACTTTCCAGCGCCTTCAGGTGTTCAAGATGCTCAATACGCTGCAGTGCCGACAGCTCGTAGAGCGTGACTGTATTACCGTTACGTTCGAACGGTTCACTTTTTAAAAACATGGGTTACTCCGGAAAGCGGGGCCACTGCCCCGGAAGTTATGAAACGGTGACTTTACAGGTCGCGACAAAAAGCCCGTCGTTGGTCATCACGATTATGTCGGCGATTCCGGCGGCAATGCCGGTTACCGTCAGCACCGTACCGGCGACAGTCACCGTGGCTTTACCCGCATCCGTGGTGGTGGCCCGGAAAGATTGATCGCTTGCGCTGGCTGGTGCCACGGTGACAGTCAGCGTGGTGGTGGCAGCAACTGCAACGGTGGCGGTCGATTTATCCAGGCTGACGCCGGTTACGGCAATCGCTGCAGCAGCGCTGTCTTCAGCAAGGCCTGGCTTGCCGTTGTTGCTGATTTTGACAGAACGGGTAATGGTGTCTTTTGCCGTCACCGTTTTACCCAGGCTGCTTACCCAGCCACGGAACACATCGACGGCGCCATTCGGGTATTTGATTTTGTACGCCAGCACGGTACCGTCATCAAACCAGCGAACCAGATCCTGCTGCCCGCTCTCGGCAGGTTTCCAGGCCAGCGTAAAACTGGCCTCCCCCGCCGATTTCTGCCCCTGTGCGGTAGCAGTCCAGTCGGCGTCTTCGTCATCCAGGTAAGTATCATCGTTTGATTCGGCAGTCAGTTCGCCGGGCTGCAGGTCTTTAATCTTCGCCAGGCGCGTCCAGTCAACATCCGATAATGGGTTGGCAAATGGGTTGCCCGATCCGGAATAAATCCAGAGCGTGGTGGTGGCACCCTTTACCGGCGCCAGTGGGTTTGGTGTTGTCATTACGTCCTCACATTTCGTAAGTAATGGAATATTTCAGATCAGCCGAACTCCAGAGCCCAAGATCGTCATCGCGCTGGTAGTCATATCCCTGCTGCACCATGTTATTGATCAGGAGGGAAAGTCCTGGCACATTGCCAAGCACCGGATAAATACGTGACTCCATCCAGTCATCGAGCTCGGAATCGGGTACCTGCGCCGGTAAAAAGATTTCGATATGCAGCGTGGCCTGCCAGATATCAGCATCCAGTTCTTCGCCGGTATACCCGGCATCCGTCAGGAAGACAGCGACCGCCGGAAAATCCCCCTCCTCCAGTACCGCTGGACGTCCGTCAAAATAGAGTGCGTCTTTACCAATATGGCTCTCCAGCGCATCAATAATCGCCTTTCTAATATCAGTGTGTTTCATCGTTTCAGAATCAGCCTGAGTTGGTTTTTAAGGGATGCCCGAAGTTCTTTAGGCATATCCGATTCCATGAGCTTCGGCAGCTCATCTTTAAATGCGGTCGTCAGTGGCGCTGCCAGTGGAATGCTGACCACTTCGATCGGATAGCGGGGTCTGGATGTCCGTCGCATCACATGCCAGCGACCATTTTCCAGTTGTTGAATAAAGGCCCCGGGGAAACGAAAAGGGCCAATACGCAACACACTATTGGCCCCGTTTTTGTCCCGTTTTCTGCGGGATAACCGTACGCTGGCGGTACCGAGCTTTATCGCGGGCAGGTTGCCCCGGTTCACGCGGATCATTGCCATCGGCTTTTTCGCCGTGGCGCGTTTTATCCTCGCGCGTTGTTTTACCAGCTTGCGTGGCACCCGCGTATCTTTCGAGACAACTGCAACGCTTCGGCTGACTGCCCGGGTGGCGACACGGTTAACAGCCTGCGCCGAGGCCCGCGGAACCGCCGTATTGCTGATGCTGTTCAGGTTTGCTATAGCCTGTTCAAGCCCTTTTAAAGACATAGTTTTCCCTTAACGGCGCCGGGTCGCTGCGGGAGGAGAACCCGTACCAAGCCAGATATGGCAGGAGCCACAGTCATCAGGACCAATACGATCAACCCAGAAAGGTTTTCCGTTAATATCCAGCGTGTCCAGCCGCGCCAGCTGCCCAATCGTTGCTGATTTCACAAACAACGACGGGCTGGTCCCCTCGACACGGATGCCGGGTGTGGCGTAACCGATATTTTCCGGATCATCGAAAACACCACTCAACGTGACGCCAGAAATCGCGCCGGACGTTACCGTTGCAGAAGTCCCCATAACCTGCCGAATAGTGTCATCGGCCTGTGTTATTGCAGCATCAAAAAGGTTATCGAAATCAGCCACACAGCCCCCTGCTAGTACTCGCGGACCAGTCCGAGTGCAACCAGGCTGTCCGCATCCGCTTGTGTCACGCGGATCACGGTACCCGCTTCCACAATAGATACCCGTTCATCGCGGGTCGCGTGCAGCGCCTCAATGTGCAGCGTGGCCAGCGTTTCGACGGCCATCAGCGCGCTATCTGTTCTGCCGCTTAACACAGTATCCACTGGCGGCACGGGTTCTGCGGCGCCGGTGGATGCACTACCATCACTTACGCCACCATTTTCAACACTATCGGTATCAGTGCCGTCATTCAGTTCTTCCTCCAGCTCTGCAATGCGCATAGAGAGCTCCTGAATGGTGCCACTGGTATTCACTTCCCGACCAAGCTGCGCGCCAAGCTCATTAAGCCGCGCAATCAACTTTTCTTTTTCTGTCATAAGAACAACTCCGGAACAGGGCCCCGCAGGGCCACAGAATGGACATCAGGCGAGTTTGACAGACACGAACGCATCCGGGTCAGCCAGCAGCATCAGTGGTGCAGACTGGATCATGGTGAACTCACGCGCCGGATCGCCTGTCTGTACCCAGTTTTTCGGATAACGCGTGGAAGCGTTAATGCCTTCACGCTGGGCATCCACATCCTGAATGCAGCCGTAGGTGCGCAAGCCGCGGGCCTGGGTATTACCCAGCACCATGCTCAAATCCGGCAGGTAGTTCTTTTTGGTGTCGTCTTCAATGTATTGCCCGGAGTAGACGACAATGGCCACATCGCCATACATTCCCTTATAGGAGACCGCTTCACCCAGATCCTTCAGGGCCGTTTCCAGTTCAGAGTTAGAACCGCGACGGGTGTCGAGCTTCTCTTTTACCGATTTGAATGAACGGAACAACGCCCAGCCCTTCGGATCAAAGACGATAATATTGACCACGCCGCTGGCGTTCAGCGCATAGGTTTCAATATCGTCAGTGGGGTCATAGGTTTCTTTGTCGCGGGTGCTCCATGCCGCAGCACCTGCCTGGATTATGTTGTTTCCGGCACTGCGTCCCATATCCACCTCAACCGGTTCAAACGCTTCGCCGGTCATGGTGTATTTACCGTTGAGGACAGCAGCCACCGCCTGTTTCTCTTCCACCTGGGCAATCGCCAGCTCCTCATCCTTCATGTTCTGCAGGATAATGCGACGGCGGCGGTAGGCCGGGTCAGCCAGATTTTGCGGATCTTCATCCGGCAGGCGACGCAGCGTCATCTGTGGGTTTACCTCGTGCTTGGGTTTGACGTAACCCGGCGTAAACTCTGACGTTGCGCCGCCGCGGGAGCGGATAACCTTGCCGGAAATAACAGGAGAGACGTACAGCGCCATGTTGACCATGCCCGGGATTTGCGACAGATACACCTTCTCGGTGCTGAAGGGGTAGCTTTCACGGAAGAAGATACGCAGGAAAAGCGGATCGAATTTGAATTTCTTCTCATTGACCGCCAGCAGTTGGGCCGTTGTGTAAATTGACATAGATGTTTCCCGTAAAAAAAGCCGCGATGGCGGCTTCTGTGGATGATGGTTAGTGTTAAGTCGGATGTCAGACGATACTGATGGCTGTACCTGCGAATGCGTTGCGTTTGATGTGTTCATCCGTCACCGCATCCGGCCAGAGCACATCTTCAATACGGAAAGAGCCGGACTTATAGAATGCCAGCTCAGTGCTGCTCTGGTCGGCAGACACCGCCAGAACGCCACAGGCAGCCCCAGCATGCTGGCCATCCCAGACGGTCAGCTTGCCGGAAGTGGCATCCAGCATCAGGGGTGTCATCGCCGGTACTGCTTTCGTCAGTTCACCAGGTGCAAAACCGGTATGCGCCGGATCACTGTTCCCGAGGGGCTGATTGTGCGTAAATTGTTCAGTGTTAGACATATTGACCTCTTATACAGGCGTATTTAACAAATCGTCACCCGCTTCGGCAGAAGCGCTACCTGCCGTTACGGTGCCGGGTGCGGTTTCCATCAGACGATCCAGCGCGGTATCCGTACGCGCCTGGGCACTCTGAGGAGCCGCGGCAAGGATGCGCTGGGCACTTTCCACCGTCATCCCTGGCGTTTCCGCCAGCGCGCGCGCCTGTGATTCACGCCCTTTCGCCTCTTCACAGTTCAGGATCCCCATAATGCGACCGTTTTCGGCTGCGACCGCCGCTGCCAGCTGGCTGCTGATATCAACAGTTGCACCCGCTGCAGGGTCAGTAACGACCGCAGCAGGCACGTCAACGGTGGTCACAGTCTGGTCAGCAGATGCTGCTGGTTGAGTGGTATCTGCGGATGCAGTAGTACCTTTCATGCTTCCTCCTCGGGAAATCATCGTTCGTTTGTTAATTGCATCGCGCATAACGTTCAGCGCATCCATGTTGTTGACCAGTTGCTCCGCCAGGCCGTTGTCTACTGATTCCTGGCCTGAAAACACAGCTGCTTCAGTATCAAGAACGGCCTGAACCGACATGCCGGTATAACCCGCCACCTTTTCAGCGAACATCTGCCGGGTAGCGTCGATACGCGCCTGAAAATCTGCACGTACCTCTTTGGGTAATTTCTCGTAGGGGTTCCCGTCCACCTTGTGATCGCCGCTGTAAATCAACGTGACCTCAACGCCGCTGGTTTTAAGGGCGGCGCCGTAATTGCTGTGGGCCATCATGACCCCGATGGATCCCGTTCTGGCCGTCTGCGTCACAAGCCGACGCGATGCCGCACTGGCAATCAGCTGGCCAGCGCTGCAGTTCATATCGTTGGCTAACGCCCATATGGGTTTGATATCCCGCATGCGGGCGATGATGTCCGCACAGTCAAAAGCACCCGCCACCATTCCACCTGGCGTATCCATATCCAGAAGAATGCCGTCTACACCCGGGTCACTTATGGCCTGCTGGAGGCGCGCGATGATGCCGTTGTACCCCGTCATCCCCGAATACGGCTGGAGTGAGCGGGTTTTACTGACCAGCGTCCCGGAAACAGGCAGCACCGCGATACCATCAGTGATCTGGTAGCTTCGCGCCGGCTTTGGCCCCATTTCCTCATCATCACCAAAGAGTTCCAGCGGTTCAGCCATCTGCTCTGCGCCAAGCGTAACGCCCGACACGGTGTCGGTCAGACGGGTGATACCTAACTGACCAGCGAGCGCGCAAAAGAAAACCCGCGCATAGGCGGGTTCAAGTAAAAGCGGCTCATTGAAAGCCATACTGGCAATGTGCGGGAGATTACGCAGCTCTGGCGTCATCGGTCCCCTCCTCATTCGATTTTTTCAGTCCAGACTCAAAGGCCGAAGCCGCCCACGCTGGCGGTTTAAGTCCCGCAGCGCGGCGCTCCATCGTTTCACGAACCTGCTGGGCAAAGATTTCCTGATAGTCTTCCCCGCGTTTGGCGCATTCCTTCTCATAGGTGCTCAGCCCCGCCTCAATGAGCATGACGGCCTCCTGCACCTCCTTCAGTCCGTCAATGGCCATTCGCCCGGAGCCGATCCAGTCAGCATTTCCCCAGGCGCTTCTCGCCTCCTGAAAACTGAACCGGGCTTTAGACGGTAATGTCACCACGCGGCGAACAATGGCCTCTTCCAGCCAGCATAAAAACATCTGACAGGCCTGGCGGGAGGCAACAAATTTTCGACGCCCCATAAAGTACGCCCAGGACTCGTTAGCACTGGCGCGGGCGGTGGAATAACTCATCTGCGAATAGTTGCGAGAGAGTTGCTCATACGACACCCCCAGCCCTGCAGCAATGTAGCGCAGCAGAGATTGTTCAAACGTCGAATAGCCGTTGTCAGTGTCCTGCGCTGACTGAAGATTCAGGGAGTCGCCCGGCATCAGATGCGGCACCTTCGCGCCCCCGAGACGAACCGGCGCCGCGGTATAGTACGAGGCCATCTCCCCCAGCCAGCCGGTCATCTTGCTTTGCTGCTCTTTACTGTCTGAGCCGAGAATAAAGTCCATCGCGGTTTGCGTATCCAGCTCACTTTCAATCGTGGCGGCATACATCGCCTTGACAATCGCGCTCTGGAGCTGCGTATTCTGCAGCGTATCGAGCATTTTCATTTGCTCCATGACGCTGTAAAACACGTTGGCACCGCGTGTCTGCCCATCTTCCAGGGGTTCAAACACGTGGATAAAGGAAGGCCGCCCGCCGGGCAGTTCACGCGGGATGTAGGTCCACTTCTGCGCCATCCACCCCGGATAGCCATCCTCGCTGACGTAATATCCCAGCGCGGCGCCACTGTCATTTGTTCTGACACCTGCCCGGCAGTTTCGCGTGTCTCCGGCATTATTGGGGTTGCTGATGCGTTTTGGGCTCACCATTTTGAACTGTGTGCGGAAAAGACGCGTGGAATCACTGTCCCAGGTGGCCTGTGCACATAACTCACCGTTAAACGCATGCATGGAAACACCCTCGCGGATCATCATGGTGAATGTACGCTTACGTTCCGCATCAATGCAGCAGCAATCATCCTCCGCAAATTCTTTCCAGGCCGCCTCAACTTCACGGGAGAACGCCCGGGCCTCTTCCTCTCCAATGCCCAGAAAACGCCAGCTGGGGCGATAACTGAGCCGGAAAAATGACCCGACAATGTGATCCTGATGGAGCTGTACCGCGTTTGCCGCATAGCCGTTATTGCGGACCAGGTCGTCAGCGCGCGCGTTACCACGGGAAAAATTAGGCAATAACGCAGCATCTGCGCTTTCACTCGGTGGGTTCCAGGCGCGGAGCTGACCGCCAAAGCCACCAGCACCGCCATGGTATCCGGCATAATCCCGCAGAGCGGTTTTACCGTCCGGTCCTAACAAAGCAGGTGTTTTCATGCGTAAAATCCTGCCGGTCCCCGGCGTCGTGGAGTGGTGCCAACCTGTGACTCAAGTTCGGCAATGTATTTCTTCAGGTCACTGACTGAAGTCGCAGTGAACTCAACCCGCCGGCCGTCTTTTTGCACCGTTGCCACCCGCTTTCCCATCATGAGGTCATGCAACGCAGCACGGGCGGCATCCAGATCAGTCTGTGTCGCCATTATTCATCTCCAGATAATGCCCGGGCATAATCAGCCAGGGTTTTGTTATTGGTCCGCCCCCCCTCTTCCTCCAGCAGGCTCGCGAGCAGTGAATCAAGATTCAGTTGCCATCGCGAAATACTGATCCGCAGGGCCGCCAGCGCATACACGAAGCAGTCCAGCGCCTCATTTCGTCGCTTTTTGCTGTCCCAGACGATTTTCTTACGCCCGTCCACCCATTTTTCAACCTGCTCCTCAGCAGTAAGCTGCTGTGCCTCAGCCAGATCGTAAATTTCGGGGTTATTGGGGAAATGCACGGCACCGGCAAGAGGATCACTCCCTTCCGGCTGAAGTGTGAAGCGGTTATAAATCTGCTCCTTTGCGGTATCAGTACCCACTTCCGTAAGATAAACGCCGTTCTTGTTGCGTTTACGCGGCATATTCGCGACGGGCTTGCCGTAAACGGAAGCCCCTTTAATCGGGATCACGCGAAACAGGCCATGCTTTTTTGAGCGATTGTAGACAATGGTGGGGTCAATACCGCCGATATCCCAGCAGATACGGGATACCGACATTTCCACGCCATTCTTTCGGGGGTAGGTTTTGTTAATCGCCTCGTCCACCCTGACGAGGGTCGCTTCATCATCATGACGGCCCATAATGATTTGCCGGTCAATCAGCCAGCTTTCCTCTCCGGGTCCCCATCCCCAGACGCGCATTTCATATCGATCCAGTTGGGAGTCGATCCCGGCTGTCAGATAAGCAACACGCTCCGGTACGGATGCCCCGAAGAACTCTTTGCGTTCGGCCATGAGCTCCGCGTCAGGCCGTTCACCAATTTTAGGCTCCCATGTTTCGCCCAGAGTGGTGTTCACGAAGGTTTTACGCTTTCCTGTATCCCCTTTCGTTTTTAGCCAGTCTTTAACGATCTGAACCCAGGTGGTAAACGGGCTGTATGCCGTCCAGATGTGAAACGTCACGCTGTCTGGCGGGTCGATTTCGGTGCCTGTTGATGAAAACCAGGATAAACCGTCGCGCGTCCAGATCCCGGTGGTGTCGCAGATGTAACGAGCTTCAGTGAAATCCAGCTCCTGCTGCTTAATGACGCAGGCATTATGTTCACACAGGTAAAAGACGCTGGAGGGTTCGCCCGGTGTCCATTTCAGCCCGAACGGGGTCTCTTTGTCGCCGAATTTAAGGTACTGCTCTTCACCACAGTGCGGACAGGCAACATGAAAACGCATGAAATGCCCGGACTCGCTGGCAGCACGCTCAATCTGGCAGGTCCCCTTTGTTTTTGGCGTTGAGCCGCGAATAGATTTGGGCCAGACAGACCCCTCAATACGTTTATCACCCAGGAACGTCGGGGATCCCTCTTTCTCAATATCTTCATCGAATGCCGCCAGTTCATCGTAACCGGCGACATCGACCGATTTCTCACGATAGTTTTTCGCCGCTTTACCACCCAGACACCAGAACCCGCGACCGTTGGAGAAGCGTTTCATACTGAGCGTATTGTCCCGGTGCTTTTTTCCATACCAGGGGGCCAGCGCCAGAAGTGACGGAATATCGCGAATCGTCGGCTCAACATGCGACTTCATAAAGTTTTCGGCGTCACCATCAGTAGGCAGCCAGATAAGGGAATTTCGCTGCTTGTGCTGAATAAAATACGCATAAACACCCAGCAACATTTTTGAATAGCCAACACGGGCAGACTTAACAACGTTGACCTCACGTATGTAATCGTTACCCATCGCATTCATGATCGCGCGTTGAAACGGCAACGTTTCCCAGCGCCCTTCCTGGTAGGCCGACTCTTTGGGGAGATAGTAATTATCGTCTGCCCATTCAACCGCCGTTTGCGGCTCAGGTCGGTACAGCGAAAGTAGACCCGCGCGCGCAGAGTGCTGCAGCCCCTTAACCTGACTGTTCGATATATTCACTCAGCAACCCCGGTATTATTTCATCCAGCGCAGCTGCTTTGTTCATGGCTTTAATGATGTCCTTCTTCAGGAAATCAATATGTCGGTTTTCCAGCTCCGGGAAGCGCCGCTGAACCGACAGAGGAACTCCATCAAGAATGCTGGCTACTTCTCCGGCCATCCGCGACAGCACGAACGTGCAGAATGCGGTTTCCACCACCTCAGCGGAATCTTTTGCATTTTTTAGTTCCTGGGCGTCTGCCTGCGCCCGGGTAAGGCGGTGACGCTCATAGTCAATCGTACCTGGCTGGAGATCGGATTCCGATGCAAGACGAAGGTCTTCCACCTCCTTGCGTAATTTCTCATTCTCAATCGCCGCGTCGCGTGCGGAATACCATTCGATAGCCGCGGAAGATTCATAGAGGACCTCATTACCTTTTCCACCGCCACGTGCTACAGGCATTCCCTGATCCTGCCAGTTCTGAATGGTTCGCACGCTGACACCAAATATTTCAGAAAGCCGCTTTTTGTTGACCTCCATAGCTCACTCCATGCACAAAAACAGAGAAAGGAAACGCCCTCTGGCTATTTAGCCGTTTTTAAGGCTTATCGTTTCCTTTCTTTTCAGGGGTTGTTTTCAGTTAAAACAATGGATTAGCGAGAAGAAGAACGGAAACGGCAAATGCCTGAAAATTTTCATAAATAGCGAGAATCTGCGAGGTCGCCGCCCCGTAACAGGCCGGATCGCCGGAAAGGACCCGCAAACGATACTGATTATCATTTGCATATCATCATCGACGGCACTGCCGCCAGATAACACCACCGGGGAAACATTCCATCATAATGGCCTTGCGGACATGGGAAGTTAATTCATCCATTGCTTTCTTGTCTGCTGCCATTTGCTTTGCGACATCCAGCGCCGCACATTCAGCAGCATTTTTCAGCGAGTTACCAAGCACCGCTTCGAGATTGGTATCGACGCCAGAGTTAACTTCGAATTTGTCGGCGCTGATGGTTACCTGGTTCTGTGCCGGTTCATCACTGCGAGCACCAAAATTGATGTTGTAGATATTGGTCACCGGCTGAGGCTTTTCTAATTCGGCAGCGCGGGTAGAACCACCAGCGATATTGGCTTCCTTGATGAATACCTCACCGTTCTTCACAACAAATGGTGAGGTATCAATCTCAACGCCAAGCGTCATCGAAGTGCAATATTGCTGCTTACCAAAACGCGTATTGACCAGATGTTCAACGGCAAATTTCTGACCTTCTGACGTCAGAAAGGTAAAGTGATTTTCTTTCTGGTATTCGGTTGCTGTGTGTCTGGTTTCAGCAAAACCAAGCTCGCGCAATTCGGCTGTGCCAGATTTAGAAGGCAGATCACCAGACAGCAACGCGCCACGGAAAAACAGCGCATAAAGCACTTCATTAGCAGCGCCAGATAGCGTAATGATTTTGTTACTCATGGTATTTTTCCTTTTACATGTGGATGTGTGATACGCATAAAAAAGCCCCGCTATTGCGAGGCCGGATAGATCAAAAGCCGTTGTGAAAGTAGCTTTCGGCAACGCGCGTATTATGTTCGGGTAATTTTCCCTTTCCCGGTTTCCGCTAGCACATAACTAATTAGCCCGTTAGCATCATCAACAAGAGCTTTTATTTTTGAGATATGTGCAGCCTTAACGCCCTTCCACTCATTCAAGCCTGTACCAAACAGACTGGCGATCCCTTTATCGCGCCTCATTTCCATGCACGCCTGATTCAGTTCTTCCATCACGTTAGACTTGCGCGGATTAACCACTACGCCTTTCGTCCAGTATTCGTACAGAACATCGTCGCATTCTTCCTGATACTGGATAACCTTATCGCGGATTTCTGGCTTTACCTTGTTGGGGCTAATGGTATGAAGCCACCCAGCAAGCTTACGTAGCGGAAGGCAAACCATTTGCCGTGATTTCCCGTCTGCTGCAACCATGGTCATTTCCACCACAGTTGATTTGAAGCGCTGAGAAATCTTTCGGAACTGCGTTTTCCAGTCCATCCCCATCCCTTCAACAATCGGCTTCATTGGGGTATACGGCTCGCCATTGTGATTCACAACATAGAGGGCGCTACCGTGGAAAGGTACGGTAATAGTATTCATAGCGTTTACCTTTTAGAAAGATGAGCCTGTTCGCACAGAAACGCCGCCCCGAGATGGTCGCCACCATATACGGCAGTTCTCAGGCTCAGCTTTCTGAAAAGCTCGGGATTGTTCATGCGCTGCGACGCGCAGTATTAGCAAACCAGGTGGCGAATCACAGAAAACTCGCCAGAGGGAACAGGTATAAAAAAGCCCCGCTATTGCGAGGCTGTGATGATTTTATTTGGGCAGTTGCGCTGAACAGACCGGTTATGCACCAGAATGTCCCGCTTCGTCTGCTTATCCAGCACGGCAATATCATGCTCTGTGAGGTAGATGATGTTCACCCAGTCACAGGCCGTGTCCGTTACTTCAGGTTTTGCGGGTAAATTTTTCGCGCAACTCGCGGTCAACATCGTCATCAGGAAGATGACTAACAGTTTGCTGTACATCCCTGACTCCTTTTGTTGTTTCTACCCGGCGTTCTGCGACGGCTTCAGTAGCTGCTGCACGCTCTTCAGTGCGTTGCTGGTCCGCTTTTGTTTCTGCGATACTGGTACCGCGAGATTTACCCAGACCAAAGGCACCTGCAATTGCTGCCAGCGCGGCAACAATCAGGCCGATAATCATTTCAAGTCCCATAGTGACCTCAAACCAGTGCGGCTTTAGCTTTGGCGTAACGTTCACGGCGGTCTTTAATGCCGTTCTGCCCGCCGTTAATAATCTGCGTGACGCGTTCCACATCCCCCGAATAGAGGAGACAACCGCGTAACGTGAAGTACCATGCTGCCGAACGGGCCGCATGTCGCTCTTGCGTCAACAGCTCCGGAGTACTGACAAGGTCAAGCTTCAGCGCTGCACCACATTTGGTGTAGTTCTCACGACCTGTGATTTGCAGCAGGCCGCGACCGCGATATTTCCAGCCGTCACCCTGGCTGTTATTACCCATGCGGTCACCGTAAACCAGATTGGCTATTTGCGGCTGGTGAGCAACCTGCTTACCATCGATACGCCCCAGCATTTCACACTGATACGGCGTCAGGCGCTTACCGAAGGTTTTCTTCAGTCCTTCAACCGAGTAGTTAAAACTCTCTGCCAGCGAAGTAAAGCCAGCAGACTCATGCCCGACTTGTGCAATGAACATGGCCTGATCATTAACTGCTGTAATACCAAACTCTTTCATTGCCGCATCAATGTGCGGAAACCAGCTCGCAGAAACCCCGGCGCTGATACCAGCCGCCTGCTGAAATTGTGATTGGTTCATTATTGCCTCAGATGATCAACCAGCCGCGCTACGTTGCCTCTGACGGCGACCAGCACGGACAGAAAAATAATGTTGGCCCCGATAGTGGCCCATGATGAGTACGGGTAAATACCGCACAGATACGCCAGTGGAACGGCGCTGTAGATGACCGTAAGCAGCCACGCTAAGCGGGATATCCACGGTCGATGTCGGGAGTCACCGCGACGGTAAAACATCAGGGTCAACACTACCCCAGCACAAAGCAATGCATTAAAAGTTGCCGATGGGTCATTTTGTACCACCTGAACCTCCCCGGCGCGTTATCAGCGCCACCAGCGAGCCGACATCCTGATTATTCAGGAGCGTCAGGATTTTGACGGCTAAAGCAGAAGCGATTACGGCACCAATGGCATCCAGAGGTTTATCACTGTAACCAGTCCAGTCAGCCAGCTTTGAACCAACCAGCCCTGAGCAGATGATCCCGGCGATGTAGGACACGACAAAATACGCCAGCCGACGTGCTGCACTCAGGTCTGCTGCGGTTGCAATGTAAAATACAGCCCCGGCGAATGCGCCAAACACCACGCCGTAATCGGTTCCGGACAGAAATCCATAGACACTGGCTCCCGTCAGGACACCACCAGCCAGCCCAGTACCGGAAATCGGATCGGACATTTAGCCCCCTCTTTATTGCTGTGAGTCCTCTCAGAATGAGGGGAATAAAAATACGTTTCTGCGTGGTCATGTAACTTGTGTGGTGTTCTTATTTACACTTTAAACATTGCTCTGGGCTTAACTCCTGGAAGAGAACCTCTATCCCGAGCTTTTCAGCAAGAGCATATTCAGCTCGCGCCCCCGCACTAGCTCGCCATTCGGAAAGAAGATAAATAGCATCTGCGCACTGAAGCATGGATAGCGAAATAGACATGTAATCTGCCTCACTCAACCCATCAGGGAGCACCGCAGGATTAATTGCGATATCACCCGCGGCAATAATTTCCTTTGCGGCCTGAAAGAATGCAGGGCGATTAAACGCAGGCAATCCGCTCATAGGTCCAGCTATATAGACTTTCATGAAACTCACCGCCATTTGGAAAGGGTTTTGATGATAAAGGCATTTATTACTGCCAATAAACGCAAAAACCCCGCCGATTGGCGAGGTTCTGAAATATTTAAGTTCGCGTCTAAGTGACCACTCTTAACAGCTTATTCATATTTTTACGTACGTAAACTGTTTTTTTTATAAAATACCTTTCTTTTATCGATAGCCCAACCCTCCAATCTCTCGCTGAATTGCTTCTATTTTACTTCTATGGATTTCAAGGTGGTGCTGTAGGGCCATTAACTGGAATTGCGCAGCCTCAACGTTATATCCCTGCTGTTTAAGTTCAGCGAATAACTTTCCGCATGGATTGGGATAATCCCCATTTCCGATCAGTAAATCAGCTGGGTAAGTCCACGGCGCTATAATTGATTTTTCACCAATCATCCATAAGTAGCCTTTGAAAAATTCCATGCTGTAATCGTTTTTGAATGATATTGCGGGCAGATAAGACTGCTTACCTAGGTATTCGCCTTCCAGTACGTTCAGGTACTCAATGGCTTCCCCGACCTGCTCAGGCTGCAACTGGTGAATATGATCAACATCGAAGCGCTGATGAACCAGCTTCCAGATGTCAGGATAGATTTTGCCGAGTCCGGTTGTGATCAGGTGTTCAGCTTTTTGGCGCAGCGGAGTGAGCTGCTTTGCTGTGCATTGGCGGGTCTTCGGTTTGGCATATGTGCCAGTTTTGCGGATCGATGGTAAAACCTCAGCGGTAACCCATTTCCGGAAACGATGGGGAATTGAGCCTTTCTTCACTGCATCACGGCAGCGGAGAACTAACGTATACATGCCTGATTCAGAAATAATGCCAATCTCTTTTACTCGGTTATCGAACATAGGTCGTTGTTCGAGCCCTATGTTGAACATAGACCTTTCATCATCATCTAATTTTTCAATAGCCTGTGTGACGTTCTGAATGCCAAGAACCGAGCATACGTCCTGAGCAATGAACCAAGGTTCGCCATCACGGTTAATAGCCCTGATGCTGTGAGATTCGAAAGTGAATGGAACTACGGAATGCTTATTCATGATGAACTCCTTTAAGAAGGATAATCACCACCAGCGACGCCAATCGTAGGGTGGTGAACTGTGCAGGGTTGGCGTAACCGGTCATCATGACACCCGGCGCGGATTGCTCCGCCCCCACACAGCCCACCATAATCTGGATGTAACTATGCTTAACGCATAAAAAAACCGCTAACGCGGCTATGCGTCATGATGATGTCCGGGACGCCAATCCCGACAGCCGATTTTGCGGCTGTACAGGGAATATAGCCCCGGATACCATTTAACGTCAAGCCGCCACCTCTCGGGCTACTGGGCAACGCTGTACATCACGATCCATCTCTAAGCGGATTTCCAGTGCCATCAGAAGACCATCAATGATCCCCTCAGCATTGGAAAGTTTCTTACCGATATGCCCGTCAGAACACTGATGTTCACGAGCCAGTTGCATAAATGTTTTGCCAAAAACATAGTGATCAAATAGCAGGTCATGTGCAGCTTGGTGCTTTGAGTTCAAACCAGCCATCAGGTTGGAAAGGATTAAACCGTCATCGTCGCAACACTGAATACGAGAACGAACCTTCGAAGGAATAAGACCAGAGAAGCCCGCAGCCGTCGAAGGCCAGTAAACATCTTCACGATTGTCTGCTGCCCAAGCGCCCCAGCGCTCCATTACCATTTGGATATTACGCTGCATGGTTCACCTCTTTTATCTGACCAGTAATCATTTCAATACTGTTGTTGCATTCGTTTCCCCAGCGGTCCCATCCGTTCCACTCTTCCCGAGCGAATATTTCGATTCTTTTCACATCACCGTATAATTGTTCCAGTCGGTTCCTTACTTCCCACGGCTTTGCGCTGTGTTCGCCCAGGCAGGTATGCACAACCTGTTTTACCGCTGCGCTGGCGCGTGGTAAGCCCGTTCCTCTGGTAGCAATCAATACATCCTCGGTGTTGCTGCGGGTATGGTTGCCACCGTTCATTCGGGTTTCACGGTCCAGCATTTCCAGCAGATCGTTAAAGTCCACCAGCTCTCCAGCGCTCAATGCCTTATTGAAGCGATCAGCAGCGTTCTGATTCAACTTCACCCACGTAAAGCCCTTCATCGTTCTTACCCGGAATCCCCATGATTCAGCCAGTTCTACAGCCTCGCGGTTATGGGTCCCGGTGTACCACATCGCAAGAACAGCGTTTTCAGCAGTAAGTGACCAGACAGGGAGGCGTTTAAGTTCTTCCATGCTCATGGTGTTGTAATGATTACAGGCCGCACCGTTGCTGATTCTGTTTCCGTATTCCCACGGTGGATCGCAATAAATGAGGTCATATTTCATTTCAGCCACCCTATGATTACGCAAGGCCATAAAATTCCGAGCATGATTGCACTCAGAGCAATATTTCCTGATGATTGTGATTGTTTTAGTCTTGTGTGTGTATATTCAGCGAATGCACCAGACATAAACGCATAGATGATCAGAAACACTGTAATCATGCTGCCCTCTGCTTTTTCAGTTCGCGGGTTTTACGGCGATAAGTAGCCGCAATCTCTTCAAGCTCTTCTCGTGAGTAGTGTTTCGCCTCGTGTGGACCTTCCAACCATTCCACCAGCTCAAGACCAAACCATTCGATCAGCGTTGCTCTGTAGCGTTCGTGTACAGTTTTGTTTTTAGCGGTAAAGCGACCAGCGCCACCGTTGCAGGCTTTGCACTGGCGGTAGGCGTTCTTTTCTTCAAAACGTAGTTCAGGACGTGATCCAACGCTGAGGAAGTGACCACAGTCCCACTGCCCACCGAAAATCATCGGGGGGTGATATGTTCCGCAAGACGGGCAAGGTTTACCCTCATCACGTTCGCGAATGAAAGCGTTAAACGCCGTTTGGGCCTTACTGACAAAGTACCCACGAGGCTGGAGTGCCTTCTTGCGAATCTTCAGGCTTACCTTTCTCTCTGCTTCCGCCTTCCTGGCCTTCAGCGTACGGTTGTAGTCAATCGCACAGCGAGGGCAGCATACTTTCTGCAGGTTACGATCAGGGGTGAAAGTCTTTCCGCACTGAGCGCATACCTTGGGTTTGTACACCTTTAGCTTTTGTCTGGCTGGATTCTTCACTGCTTCGCCCCCCTGTGGAATACCCATTCGAATACTTCGGAGCCATTTAGCAGTAGATCGTTGAAGTCACCCTGCGCAGGCCAGCGGACGGATACAGTCTCCAGATCGTTATTCGCATGCAGGTTGGCAGCAGCACATTCAAATGCGGCAGCATGCCCGGCACCGTTAGGGTCAGCATCAGCAAAGATAATCAGGTTCTTTACCCCGGCAGGTACGCGGAACTTCTTCATGAACGCAGTGTTCATCGTTGCCCAGGTATTGCACTTGGTGATTTGATGGCAGGCAAGTGCAGTTTCGATACCTTCAGCAATACCCAGTGTGGAGGATGTGGGGAACATGCGGATGGCGACAGATTTGGCAAACTCCAGATAACTATCCTCCTGCAGCTTCATCATCTTCTTGGCTGAACCTTCTATTTTCGCTTTCTTGTCCCCGTCAAGCAGAGTACGGTGCAGGTAGCAAAGCTCGCCTTTATCGTCCGTTGCCAGCGCGTAAATAGCCTGGAGGTTTTTACCATCTACCGGCTGTTTGTCACAGAATCTGACGCTTTCGGTTGGAAGGGAATTAAGCCCTCGCCCCTTCAGGTAACTGTCTGCACTGGTCCCACGCAGCGGGATGAGCTTTGCAAATTTACGGCTTACCTTCTCACGCTGCTGCGCCAGAGATGTGCGTACCGGGTTTACACTGGTGCGATCTGAGGTGTATTCATTGCCGATCAGCCTGTCTATCTCAGAAGCCAGAACCTTAAATTCTTTCCATGTTTTTGCTGTCAGCAGCGCCCAGCCATCACCTGAACCACACACGCAGATGTATGACCCGGTACCGTTTTTATTGTCACACCGGAATTTCCCCTTACGACCACACAGAGGACATTCCCCTTTAAGATGGTTTTTCCCGGTAATTCCAGGAAGGCCGTAGTGTTTGTATATCTCAGCCCAGCGACCAATTGCGGCTTGTTTGGTATTCATGCGGCTTCCCCTTGTTTCTCTTTACGCTTCGCGAAGGCGATCAGTTTTGATTTGATGAAATTCGTCACTTCAGGTGTGATTTGCTGCGGGGTGTGATGTAACCCACGAGGCCAGACGCCGAATTTTTGGCGATAGGTATGCGCACACCATCCGTCACTGACAGGGCGTCCCTGCGCTGCGCGGGTGCGCTGATAGAAAAGAATTTGTGACCACCATGATTGCTTCTGCTCAGTGGTGTACTTAACTTCCGCTTTGCTGACTTTTGTCAGTCCACGGGATTTGTCTGTTTCAACGTCTTCCCCGGCCAGCGGTTTAAAACCACATTTCGGACAGATATAAATTCCGGCAGGTTTCACGTAATGGCACTGGCTGCACTCTTTCGGCAGTTTCTCCGGTTCGTCGGTCTTGGTAACGCGCTGCGGCGCTTCTTCCATGCCATCAGACGACGAAGGGAGATAGTCGTATTCAATGTCATCGGGGTAACCCAACTTGTTGACTGTGCCGCTGTGGTCGAAGATGAGGCAGTGATCTTTGCCAGGGGCCGCACGTAATCCACGCCCGAGCGTCTGAATCCAGCGAATTTCACTTTTAGTCGGTCGGGCAAAGATGATGCAGCGAACATCACTGTCGAACCCGGCTACCAGTACACCAACGTTGATGATGATTTTGGTAATGCCCTGCTCGAAGCGACGAATAGTCAACTGACGTTCATCATGGGGTGTGCTTGCCGTCATGACTTCAACGGTCACCCCGGCGCGGGAAAACTCCATCGTGACGTAGTTCGCATGGGCCACATCAACGCAGAAACAGATTGTTGGGCGATCCTGCCCGTTCTCCAGCCAGTTTTTCACTATGTCGCCAACCAGTTTGGCTTCACTCATAACCTTACTGAGCTGGCCTTCCTTGTAGTCGCTGCCATAACCTGCAACGTACGACGTTTCCACCTCAGAGAGATCGGGGTGTGATGGCGCGTAAAATTCGTATTTGCTCAGTGCGCCAATCGCGATCAGTTCCTTCATCGTTGTTGGCTTAATCAGGCGCTGGTAGTAATTGCCCAGGAACTTCGCGAAAGGTGTACCGGAAAGACCGATCACTTTCGTGGCGGTGTTGCGCGTCAGGTTGTCGATGACCTCCAGCAGCTTTTTGCGCTTCAGGTGGGCTTCATCGACGATCAGCAGGTCGATGTTATCCGGGAACTCACGGCGAATGAGTGTATCGGCGCTGGCAATCTGAATAAGCGCTGTCGGGTTATATGACGGGTGATCACGCCAGACATAACTGATCTCTTCGCCAGGAAGACCATATTCCATGAATCGGGTGGCGGTCTGGTCAAGCAGTACCGTATACGGGGCCACGAACATTACGCGCATTTCGCGGCTGACAAAGCCATCAGTGATCAGCGCGGCAATAGCCGTTTTGCCAAAACCAACCGGAGCATAGAGCATGAACGAATTATTCTGCTTCCATGCGCCGCGCAACATGTTGAGTGCGACGATCTGTTTCTCGCGAGGCTGGATGTTAAGCATTGGTTGATACCTCCCCGAATGCTTTAGCAACCAGATCGGCAATGACAAACTTTTCGCGCTGACGCTGAACGGACAACGTAACCGTTTTGGTGCCGTCTTTACGCATGCGGCCTTTGAGAAAACCGCCGTGAATGTGACGAATAAAATATTCAGAGTTAGCCAGACGTGGAATGCTGCGAACACGGCCAAGATTGCTGACTTCATAAGCTTTTGAATAAAGCTCAACTGGAACCGGAGCCCATTTTTCGTTAGCGTCTGAATAAATCATTTTATCTCCTTTTGGATGGCTAAACGTCTGAACTTCCAGTCGACGTTTTTAACCCCATACAGTGATCTATCTGTTAGATCGTTCTCTTCTGGTAAAGCTGTTCCAGCCCTTCGGGCTAAAACCCAACACCGCCCCCTTTCCCCCAACCCGGTTTCAAAAATTCATACCCTGGGTGGGAGCGAGGTATATCCCCTGACCGCTGGGGTATATCTCGTGCAAAACTCTCGCAATCGGCGGTTTGCCGTTCGTCGTGCTGCGTTCTGCTGCCGGAAAGACACCGGTTCTGCGTCGAACGCCTCCTGGTACGCCTGCGCATACGCCATCGCGATTTTTTCCCGCATACCAGCCGGGAGTGTTGCTAACTGCTGTTTAATCCACGGGGCGTCCTCACGAGAAAAAACCGTGGGCATGGTCACGTGAAAATATTCGTTTTGGTGCATTAGCCCTCCGGCGCGATTAGCGCATTGGGCAATACCTAATCAGTCCGCATCGTCATCCAGCTCTGGAATGCAATAGACGCGAGAAATCAGGTTTAGAAATGTCATCAGCGTCACCCTGAACTCGTAGGCTATGTCGTTCAGGCTGGTCCACTCGTTCTTATCAACCACTCCATCGTCGATGTAGTGTCGGTACGCATTTACCAAGTCACCCAAATGACCCACCAGCTCAGCAAGTTTTAATCCGATCTCCTGGTTCTCTGTTTCTGGTGCTGCGCCAGGGATATGAATCCCGTTATCTGTTTGACGTGAGAACGCATCAGCTACATAGCTCACACCTGCAGCCTTTTGCAGCACCATCGCCCACCCCATAGGGAAGATTTGATCACCACCAGCGCGTAAGCGGTTAAAAAGGGCGTCTTGTGATGTATCAATGATTTCAGCCGCCTCAGCGTAGCCACCAGGCAATGCAGCAATAGTTTTTCTGATTGCTGCCACCAGCCATGCTGGTTGACGCTCTACTTTCCACTCAGGTTCGTTACCCACGGTTAACCTCTTGATTCTGTGGTTATGCTTCAGCAACTGACGTTGTAACCTGAGGCTTGTTGTCAGGTAGTCCATCGCTTGGGTTTGGATAAATGTCAGGTCTTAACTGATGAGGGGTTACCAGCCATCCACCAAACTCACAGAGCTGCAATACGCGCTCAGATGGCACCTGGTTGTTGATGATCCAGTTGGCAACAGATTGCGTAGATTTGAACCCAAAACTACGCGCTACTTCTGATAGCGACCGTCCAGCAGCCTTGATGGCAGCTTCGGTTGGTGAAATTGACATGAGTAACTCCTCTAGTTGATAGATGAATAATACTACCTAAAGTAGAAAAGGCAACAACTTAAAATAGAAATGACGAATAACGATGGATTGCGTAATCTTCTACCTATGGTAGAAGAACAAAAACACCCAGATTTTGCCAAAAGACTGAATGACCTGATGACTGATAGAAATGTATCTGTCATGGATCTAACCAGGCTAACTGGCGTTACATACGAGATGGTTCGTCGATACACTATCGGCGCGGCAAAACCTCGCGTGGCAGTTATGCAAAAATTAGCCCATGCCCTGGGTACGGATGCGCCATACCTTGAATATGGGGTTGGTGAAAAAACCAAAGAGAAGAGAGAGGAAAGCGCCAGTCTATCGATTGATCGCAACACTTATCGTGTAGAGGTTCTCGACCTTACTGTGAGTGCTGGTCCCGGATGTTTTATGATCTCTGAGTTTGTTGAGGTTCTACACGCCATTGAGTTCACAACCGAGCACGCTCGTTCACTTTTTGGAAATCGTTCTCAGGAAGATGTAAAAGTGATGACAGTCGATGGCGACAGCATGTGCCCAACTATACAGTCTGGAGACAGGTTGTTTTTTGATGTTTCGGTAAGAAACTTCAAGGTAGATGGTGTTTATGCGTTCGTATTCGGACAGCACTTCCATGTGAAGCGTTTGCAGATGCAGGGTTTGCAGCTGGCGGTGTTATCAGATAACCCTGCGTATAAAGATTGGTATGTGACAGAAGAGACACAGGATCAGCTGTATATCATGGGCAAAGCGTTGATCCACGAGTCGATAGCTTATAACAAGCTTTGAGTCAGCAGCACGCAACCTGGCTACAGGAAGCATGGGTAAATTAAATAATGAGCCAATTAGATAAATCACGTGCAACTCTTGGCGAAGATACGTACCTTGCGGACGCACGTCTTATGGATCCAGCCAACCATAAAGGTAAAATTGCGTTCATTTACCCCGCCAAAAGGCAGCATGATGGATTTCCTTCCCCAGCACTTAACTTTGTTGCACTGGATGGGCGTGTTGGCCTGGTAATAGGTACGGCTTTCGCTGACTTAAATCAGGGGAGCGCATATATGATACGCATGAACCTTAGCTCTCCTACCGGTGAAGAAGTCATAACAACGCATAACATGGACGGAATCCCACCCGCTCATATTCATCCAGAGTACGGAACTACGTTTTTGTCGGCTGACATGTTCTTTGAAGTAAAAGAATACGGAACCTACAGTTTTGCATGTGAGCTTTGGGAAATGATGACAACTAAAGTGGATGAAAAAGTCATTTATTTTAACATTCACATGGTTGATGACGATGCCTCAAAATAAAATTCATTTGGCTTTTAGTGCTGGACCGGAATCATTTGTGCGCGATGGACAAAATAAACCTGATGATGCATTATTTAATCATGGTGATGGCGGTAGTGGCGGTGGAAGCATGGATAATCGGGTTACTCGACTTGAAACAGTCTATGAGCAACAGCAAAAAACCTTGATGGAAATCAGGGATGACCTCCGCAGCATGCGTAACGACGTGATCAGTTTTGAGCGAAGCTCAAGGGGTGATTCAAAAGAACTTGAGCGCAGACTTATTGATAGAATGGACGAAAATCACAAGTGGGTTATGGGGCTGATAATTTCATCAATTATCGTCCCGCTACTTGTGGCGCTTCTAACAAAATAACCTGGCCACCGCGCCGGGTTTTTACTGCCCCTTCCTCACGAACTCCGCCGCATCCCTCAAAACCCCCTTGTGAATCATATTGCCCACGGTTTTTCGCTTCGCTTCCAGTCTCTCGACAATGGCATCGCGTTCTATCGCCAGCCCACCGATTATCAACTCAACAACCGCCCCACCAATCTCACCAGCTATGAAAGCCGCCCGATCCTCCAGTAATTCATCTCGCCCCATATCCATTCTTAGACTCATACAAGCCCCCTTTCTGTTGGTTTTTTAAACATACCACGACACCAGGATGGAAATAAATTAAATTTTAAATCAGTAACATAGTATAAATTTGTTTATTTTCTACTTTTTGTTGTTGTATTTTTCTACTTTAAGTAGGAATATATTTCTACCAACAGCGAACAGGCAGGACGCCCACGAAGTAGCCGCCGGTGGCGTATGAATGACCGGATGATTCGCAAGCAATGCGTAAAACCAGCAACTACAGGACAACATTATGGAACTCATTAAGTGTGCATTCTGCGGAAAGACTAAGGGCGAGGTGCCTTTAATGATTCACCACGCAGTAAGAAACGCTGCGATCTGCTCTGACTGCACCTCTGCATGCATGGAAGTCGTAAACAAAAAACTGGTTGTGCCGGTGATGCCTGATGAATTGCAGAAAGCTAAGGCTATTTTCGAAAAAGAGTCAGGGAAAGAGGCCACTGCTGAAGAGAAAGATGAAGTAACAACCACCGTTCGTGGCGTGGATGTGCAAAAGGATGGGGCTCATTACGGTGAAGAAACTGCCGTTAAAGTCCCGCCATATCGACTCTCAGAGAAAAACGTTTACGAGATGTGGACAAGAGTCAAAAAGCAGGCCGAAGACGCGCTTCAGTTCTTATTCGTTACTTCAGAGGTCGAAGCACACAAAGACAACGACCCTTTATCGAAGTGGATAGTGGTGGTTTACGAGGACCAGGTTTGCTTCGAGCGGTTTGGAGACGGCATAACGCTAGAAGGATATGCCCCAGTACCACCAGCAAAAGCCGCAGTATACGCCGCCGCTATTGTGAATGGTCTTGAACCACCAAAATATCTTCGTCCGTGCGATAAACCGACTGACTGAATTCAATCTGGAGCATGTTCGGACCTCGGGGCTTAACCCGGCTAAAGTCCAGCCCGCTAAACGAGACGCGAGTTTCTTCTGGGTAACCTTTTAGCTGCTTAAGAAGTGTTCCCAAATCAATAGTGTGGCTTTCAATAATTTCTTTAGAAGGCATTCAGATTTCCTCTCTGTTTGTGGTGAACAGAGGATACCACCGCCGCCTGAGGTGGGAAAACAATCAGGCGTCAGACCTGAGTCAGTTTGCGAGCTGGCTAAGTTCTGAAATACCGCTCTTTAACAATTTGAACACTTACAGCGTCAATGACCTGTTTAGACCCCTACACGTAAACGTGGCGTAGCACCAGGCGCGATCCGGTTGGTGTGAGGTTATCCCCGCGCGAGAGCGAGAACGGCGTGAGAACGGGCAACACTGATGGGTAGTTGGCGCTGATTTCAACTGAGAGGAGTAATGATTATGAAGCAGTAAAGCGGATAGACCGCATCTTGATGCCTTATCTGGCAGCGTGACGACGGCGTTAACACGGTCGGGTTCCCACGGCGGCGTAGTGAGGGAAAGGAAGCGTGAAGCATCACTGAGTAACCGGTTAGCGCCCGGTTAACGCATAAGTAGCTTCAAAGATGACTGGGAAACCGGCGCAGGCCACTGCGAAAGTGTGGCGAAGTACTTTGTAGTGCGGTGAATTGCAGCTGCTCCGACAGCAACCGGAAGATAAGCACCCGGCACTGCACTACAAAGTATTTCAACAAACTCGCGGCAATATGCCGCTGATTAATGAGGGTGAACCATGTCAGCATGCTTTGCTGTAGTCCTGAACGGAAACACTGAAGTTAAATATTTCCCCTTCCATGATTCACGTAGCGCGGAAAATGCTGAAGCGATGGCTGATCAGTGGCGCTATGACGCGATTGACACTATTGGCTCGGAAGAAAGTAGCCGTTTCCACCTGCGCGTAGTTCGCCCAAAGATCGTTTTTCAGCTTCCATCCGGAGCAGTGGTGGAATGTGACCTCGATGATGTAGACATCAACCCGCCAGTCTGCGCCGATCTGGATTATCACCTTTGCGCATTCGGGTTCAATCGCGGTCTTGCCCATTGCGGTAACTGGGACTTGGACAGTGCTGAAATTATTGATTACATCGCATAACAGTTTCTTTTGGTGGCTATCTGGTCTTCTACCAACCTACAGGAGGAAGAAGATAATGTTCTGACAGATAGCCGCCCTTTTTATTCAATGTGTCCGCTTCCGGTGTCGGCTGGGACTCCCTACCCAGCGCGGGTTCAACTCCTGCCGGATACCTAATCATATGGTGACTTATATGACCTTCCGTAACGTTAATTTTTACTACGGCGACCTGATGCGCGTCACTCGTGGTGTGCAGGCTGTTCGTAATCCAAAAACAATCGCTAATTTCTGGCGGCGTAGCTGGTTATGCAGGTTACTCACTCAGAAAGGCGATCCTCGTTTATAACTGGAGATAACTATGTCAGAAACAAAGAACACCACACCATTCAGCCAGCAACTGGCTTATATCAATAAAGGCACTCTGGATGCAGAGCTAACCGAAGCGCTGGCCGAAGTGATTAAAGCAGTCCGTGAGACTGGCAAGAAAGGTGCGGTTACGCTGACGCTCAATTGCGCCATGCTGAATACCCGTGACGAAAACACCATGAAGGTAACGCCAAAGGTCTCCCGTACCATTCCTGAACTTGACCGCGCCGATACCATCATGTTCGCAACCGCCGATGGCGATCTACTGCGTGACGATCCTGCGCAGACACAGCTTGATTTAAAGGTTATCGAACCTGCACCACAAACAGCACCTATCAAGCTGGCCCAGTAATCCCCTCCAAACAAACCATTCCAATCTGATAAGGAAATATTCAATGTCTCAAATTGAAGGCTCTGCCGTACTCGACATCCGTGATCTGGTCTCTGCAACTCTGAAGACCTGGACGGACATTCCATCAGTTGTTGTACCTGATGGATTTGAAGTCAAATCTCTTGAATCTCTGCAACTGGCTCCGTCGCGCATTCGTCAGAGCGCTAACCTGATTTCTCCGGGTTCTCTGATCGCTTACATCCAGCGATTCCGTGATGAACGTACTGTAGTTTTTGCGGATAAAACCAAAACACGCATTGTCGCCGTGCTGGATTTCCACCAGAACGCAGACAATCCGAGCTGGGCTGCACACAAAGCTGTTTATGACTGCCCGTTCTCCGACGAATGGAAATCATGGACTGCCAACGATGGCAGCAAAATGGACCAGATCAACTTCGCTGAATTCCTGGAAAACAATATTCAGAATGTTGCGCCGGTTAGTGATTCATACCAGGGCCCGTCCGGTACTGAACTACTCGAAATGGTTCTGGCATTCCAGGAGACTCGCAAATCTGAGTTTAAGTCTGTTAAACGCCTTTCTGATGGTACCTGCCAGTTCCAGTTCAGCGATGAAAAATCAGGTTCTGGTAATACCAAAATGCCGGAAAAAATCAGCCTGGCAATTTCACCATTCCACAACGGCTCTCCTTACCAGGTCGATGCACGTATCCGCTACCGCCTGCGTGATGGTCAACTGGTCCTCTGGTATGAGCTGATCGAACCGAAGAAAGTTGTTGAGCACGCATTCCAGGAAATCGTCACCGATATGGAAAGCCAACTCGGCGAAGACCTGCCTATCTACGAAGGCTCTGTTTAATCCCACCGTGTGTTGTTTTATGCGCCTGCCCTGCGGGCGCATAGCAAAGCACTCTCCCACTACATGAAGGAGTAACCATGCCCAGTTTAGGCCAGCTCTATAATGATAAAGACGCCGGGTTAACTACCCGCAAAACCTACAATGTTCCGCTGGATAAAATTTACGCCGAAGAAGGCTACAACGTTCGTGAACTCAATCGGGCGCATGTTGAAGAATTCCGCGATGCGTTTATTGCCGGTGAATATATCCCGCCGCTGGCCGTAGAAGTTACCGAGCGTGGCGTGAAGGTTATCGACGGCCATCACCGCTATCATGGTGCGCTGGCTGCTATCGAAATGGGCCACGACATCGTGCGCCTGGAATGCAAAGATTTCGTCGGTAGTGAAGCCGACAAGATCGCCTTCATGGTAACCAGCTCGCAAGGATTGGCGCTTACTCCTCTTGAACGTGGCGCGGCATATCATCGCCTTCAAAATCAGGGCTGGAGTCCTTCAGAAATAGCGGCAAAAGTTAAACGTTCTGAGTCCGATATTCTGCAACACCTTCAACTTCACGAATGTACTCCATATATCAAAAAACTCGTTCGTGATGGTTCCATGAATTATGCCATCGCCATCGGTATCTCCCGCGAGCATGGTGTGTATGCCGATCGCGAAGCTTCACGTCTGATGAAGAAAGCAGAAGCGGCAGGAAAGAAAAAAATAACCAAGAGCATCGCCAATCCCCAATTTAATGCCGGAAAAGCAAGAAAGTTTCTTGAGCTTATTTCTTCATGTGCTGAGGACTCTGGCGAAACGTTGACCATTGAAGTGCCACCAGCAATGCAGGCTGAAATAATCTCAATTCTTCGCGAATTTCGTCACGAGGCTGATGGGGTGACCTCATGAAAAAAGTTTCTGAACTGGTGATGTGGACCCTGCTCTTTTCTTCTCTTACCGGAATTGGTTTAACCGCGGGGTTCTATTGTTTCATCGCCACGGCACGACTTATAGCGAGGGTTATTTCATGAATATCGAATACCAGGATAAGGGTGCTGCGGCAAACATCATCATCACCAGTACCGTTTTTGAGTTTCGTCGTCATGTTCGCGTCGTTGATACGGTGCTGATGTGTACGCAGGGTGTTATTGCCGAGCGTTGCGGCTTCTTCCTGATGAAGACTGTGATCTCAGGTCGCTCTAAAGAAATGCTTCGAGCCAATAAGACGGCGAGGCGGGAGGCGGCGCGATGACGGTTTTTGAATACATCCAGGCTCATCCAAACACCACCAGCGGTGGCGTCGCCAGAGGGCTGAATAAGAAGACACCCGCTGTATCAGGCGCAATATCCCAGCTTTATACCACTGGTCGCGTTGTGAAATCAGGGATGTGCAACGGTGTCCCTACTTACCGCGTTAACGATCTCCCTTATGGGTGTGGTAACGCAATGCTAATTCAATTCAATCAACTACTGATGGAGTGTCGCCGTGAAGCAGTCTGATTTACCAAGATGCCCTACGTGCGGAAATATGCCCGAGTACTCGCTGAAACCCAATCATCTTGGCTGGGTTTGGGGTGGTATCAGATGCCCGTATGACCATTACAGCGTGAAGCTCAACGGACCTGCCAGTAGCCGCGAAAAAGCAGAAAATACACTGGCACCGAAGTGGATTGAGTTAGTCGAAAAAGTTACCAAGGAGGCAGCCCAATGACAGCACTCAACAAACAGGCGCTGCGTGAAGCGGCGCAGGAAGAAATCATGCTCCGCTCTGTCAGTGACACCTCTGACGCTTGGCAGGATGAGGCAAGCCCGGAAGCTGTTCTGGCGCTGCTGGATGAGCTGGAAGCCGCAGAGAAGCGCATATCAGAACTGGAGGCGCGCGCATTCAATCCCGCAATTCTGGACGTAGTAGCCGAGCGCCAGCGGCAGGTCAGCGCAGAAGGCTGGACGCCAGCGCATGATGACCAGCACCGAAACAATGATATGGCGTTCGCGGCAGCCTGCTACGCATTTCACGCCGCCGCCGCGTCATGGGATTTGGAAGATGGTGGCGTTCCTTATGACAGCCATCCGGTGCCGAAAAACTGGCCGTGGGAACCAGACTGGTGGAAGCCAACCGATCCACGCCGAGACCTGGTAAAAGCTGGTGCGTTAATCATTGCTGAAATCGAACGTATTGACCGCGCCGCTGGCATTGGCGTGAAGGGGGAGTGAGATGGCTGATACAACCGCAGAGTGGAGTTTGTCACTTGACACCCAGTGTCCGCAGTGTAAACACGTTTTTGATTTACGGCATGAGCTTTCTGAATGCTGCTCGTCTATCCAGATTTGCGAAACGGACACCGTATCAACTCGTGATTATGAAACGGCATGCCCGGAATGTGGGCATGAATTTACGTGCGACTTCGTGTACTGAGGACTAACCCATGACAACTAACAACCACACGGCGCACGGTCCTGTATCACTCGAGCGCCTGCACCAGATACGCGAAACACTCAGCAAAGCAGCAGCACAAAGCGACGGCGGTAATCTCGGCTACGCAATGGCTGATGCTGTGAAGGTGATTGATGGGGTGTTGGCATCGATTGCCCGCGAGCAGGTACGCCGTGAGCATGCAGTATGGTCACAGGCTACTTTCGGTAATGTCGGCCCAGTCGGTCCGCTAAAGCACTTATCCAAAGAAGCGATCGAGGCCGCTGCTGAACCTGGCGACCTTAGCGAATGGGCTGACATGCAATTCCTGTTATGGGATGCGCAACGTCGTGCCGGTATCAGTGATGAGCAGATTACCCTAGCGATGGTAGAGAAGTTGGCGGTTAACAAACAGCGCGAATGGCCTGAGCCGAAAGATGGTGAGCCGCGTTTGCACATTAAATCTGATCATCAGCCAGAGACAGAACGAAAAAAGTAGAGCGCTGCGATACCTGTACTGAAGGCGCTCGCGGCGGATGTGGAACATGTATTTTTAACGGTAATTTTTGATGAGGTGCTCATGACTACTACCGATTTTATGGAAGAACAGGAAGTATTTAACCTGCTTGGAAAAAAGAAAACCGCGGTATGGCGTTTACGTAAAGACCATGGTTTCCCTATGCCTGTTTTGACATATCCAACACGCTACAGTCGTAAGGCCGTAACGCGTTGGTTAGAAGATGGGGGAATTAATAAATCTAGCTAAGTTAGTAAAGTTCACATCAACTAGGTGTTTTTTTGATCTTCAAGCATTTTTTGCAACTCTGGGTTGTCGTTCGCTTGAGTTGCTCTGTGTGAATTGTACTCTTCAAGAGTTTCATTACGTTCTTTTAATTTTTGAGTGTAGGTATTGCTTATAATATCGTGGCGATCTTGTAACACCTGTTCAAGTTGCTTACAGAAATCGGCAATCTTCTCTTTAGAGATAATGTCTTTATACTTTTCAATATTTTTTCTAAGGAGTTTTTCTTTTCTTTTATTAATACTTAATAATTGTCTATTTACACTGCCTAGTGACCATTTGAACCCAAGCGTTTTAATCCAATGAGACAAAAACATTGCCAAGCATGGGAGTGCAAGTAATATCCATGACTTAAGCGATGATAAATCTGAATCTATAAACGATAAATGACCATCCCAAGATGCTACAACTAAGGTAACAGCCCCAGTCAAGCCACTAGCAACAGCATTCGAAATAAGAGGTACTTTTTCGTAACTTTCAGGTGTTGATTTTTCAGTCACCTGCACCTCCTTTGACTGCTTTTCCGTCACGGATTGCAGCCATAGCTACTTCATAGAACTCATCATCAGTTGAAACATCAACAAACTGTTCATGGCTAACACCCTCATCATCAACGTATTCTAACAACAACCTATGCTGTGGAGTGCACATGTAGCGTATACGATCAAAGAGAATCTTGAAGGCCCAGTATAGCACGGGGAGGACGCTGAAAAAGGCCAGCCAGAAAGCAAAAGCTGTCATGATCCCCCCCTAATTTAACTTGGTTATAAAAGTTCGTTCACTCTATCAACTATGTAGGTTTTGTCCAGAGAATTCAAGTTTTCCCGAACAAGCAGGTCAACGTAGTAAACATCGCTAAAAATCCTTGATTCTCGGCCTGTACGAACCCGTTGCAAGAAGTCTTCATCTTCTATTGTAACTGTTACAGTTTCGTCTTCATAATTCGCGCGCCATCCGGTATTTTTGTCCTTGTGAATAGTAAGGAAGGTAATTGGTACATCGTCGAATTTTTGTTCAGAATATGACTGTTCCACAGGAACTCTGCGATATCTAAACGGCTCAGCTTCTTTTTCGTTAACTACCACAAAGTCCTTACCTTGAGAGTTAGAAATTTTGAATGTTTCATACCCCTCTTTTTGTAATGGGTTGTGTATTATTTTAGATAACGCCTTCCGTATACTAGGTGATGACAGTAATGGCCTAAAGTACGACGGAGCGACAATCTCTTGCCCATCTTCAAGAATAATTTTGCAATCGCCATCTGCTGTTAAAGCTATTTTTTGAATTTGCCGCCCACTAATAGAACGGATTATTTCAATTAAAGTACTTCCAGCTGCGACTACGCCAGTTCCTCCTATTCCTATGATGCTTAAAATATCTAAATATTGTGTTGGGTTTTGTATTACATCAATTAAATATTCAAATGACCCTTCGCGAAATGGCTCAACATCAACATTGAGGTTCTCACTGGTACCATTGACAATTAAGTTGACCTCTTTAAGTAAATTATTTAATCCGTTAAGAGATTCAGTTAAAACATCAAGGTCTATCTTATGATTCTTTAGAGCTTCACCATCATATTTAACTACCAACTTATCAACTACTTCGCCTTCATCCGTTACATTTCTTTTATTTTTCATAATAACAATTCCTATTTAAGAAATAAATATGACTTCTGTTGACTCTAAACATTTTCGTTCTAAAAATATACACTAACATACAGCTAAAAAATTAACATATTTGCTTAATATGCCAGAAGATTTTGTCTGCATACAACTCATATGCCTCTTTCTGCTCCACCAGCCAATCGTGTTTGTTATAAACCGCCATCACCCCTCCCAGTTCATGCCCCAGCATCTTTTCGGTGACATGGGGCATAACCCCTTCTCCTGACAAATTGGTTACCAACGACCGCCTGAAGTCGTGCGTTCGCCATTCTGGTATATCAATTTTATCCCTTAACTTTTTCATGTAGAGATTTGCTGACGAACGATCTATGGCCTTGTCCAGTTCCTGCCCGGGGATGAGAACATCGTTACCTGAATTAAGCAGCCTTTCCACGAATGGCTTTACTTGGTCGAAAACAGGCCTGCGAATCACATTTCCCATCTTGGAGTGCTCTGATGGAGTTGTCCAAATCAAATCATCCATATTGAACTCGCTGGCGGTAGCAAGGCGAAGTTCCGACAACCTTGCCCCCCAAAGCAACAGAAGCTGATGAAGTACCTTGTTAGAGGTAACGATCTTGTTGTTTTCCAGCGCTAACCATATTTTTGCCAACTCGGTATAGGTGAGAACCCGGCTACCAACATCAGGTTTCTTTCCTATGTTCTTAACACTGAGCTTCAAGACTTCGCATGAAGCGATCAACTGTCGGCTTATACACCAGTTCATTACAGATCGGAGCTGGAGAAGCAGCACTCTGGCCTTTTTTCCGTTTTTCTTTTCCTGCTTGTCGAAGAACCTTACCCAGGCTGAAACAGGAATATTTACAACCGGTGCATCCGGGAATTCTGTGTACATGGTGTTGTACACAACAGACTTGTACAACGTTTGCGTATTTGGTTTCAGCGTTTCAACATACTTGCTCCACCACTGATCCAGACACTCTTTAAGTGTTAGCTCACCATCTTCTTTAGCAAAATAATTTTTAGGGTTTAGTCCCTTGAGGTACAATTCGCGCATCTCACCCACGATGACACGAGCATCTTTCAGAGACATTGCCGGATAGCGCCCTATAGTAAGGCGCACTGGCTTACCGTTCCAACGGTAGCGATGTTGAAACGTAATCGTTCCTGTCGGGGTTATGCGTACACTTAGACCGTCACCATCTGTCACTTCGGGTGCGCCGTTGTAGGGCTTAGCATTGATGCTGCGAAGTTTGGTATCACTGAGGGCCACGGCTCTGTATCCTGTACACACTGAATTTCAGCATTCTGTACTCAATCTGTACGCAATGGCAAGTGAACGAAGTGATTTTCTAAGCGGAAGAATGAGAAAGGATAGGAAATAAAAGGAATGAAATGCTTGATGATACGGGGAATGATAGGATAACATGCGACTCAAGCTGAATGCTTGAAAATCAGTTAGATATATGTCCCCTTAGTTAAATGGATATAACGAGCCCCTCCTAAGGGCTAGTTGCAGGTTCGATTCCTGCAGGGGACACCATCCCGCCGTACACCAACGTCTACCATCGTCCACAAATCCCCTGCAACCATCTAAAAACAAAGATATTTTCCTCTCTTGACGTCCATTACCGTCTATTGAAATCAAGTAAGTCTATGGGGCATAATTTGGGGCATTGTTGGTTCGATTGTATATGTGCCCCCAATATGACCAGAAACACCCTCAACAAATTGACAGATCGTCAGTGCAAAACAGCCAAGCCACGAGACAAAGCTTATAAGCTGTCTGATGGCGGTGGTCTTTATCTTGAATTATCCCAGACCGGTTCGAAGTATTGGCGTATGAAGTATCGCCGCCCATCAGACAAGAAAGAAGACAGACTTGCTTTTGGGGTATATCCAACCATCAGCTTACAAGACGCCAGAGAAAAACGAGACGACGCCAGGAAGCTGCTATCCAGAGGAATAGATCCCAAAGCCGAACAAAGAGCAGCAAAGGCAGAAGAAAAAGGCGCATTCACTTTTGAGACGATAGGACGTCAATGGGTTGAAAGCCACCAGATGTGGAACGAAGACCACCGAAAACGCGTACTTAGAAGCCTTGAAATGTATATTTTCCCTCACATTGGCACTTCGGATATTCGCAAACTGGAGGCGATGACAATTTTACCTTTGTTTAAGAAGGTAGATGACGCTGGGAAACACGATACAGCCAACCGACTTAAACAACGAGTTAAGGACATCATACATAGCGCCCGTCTGAGGGGTATTAAGACAGAAATCATCACGAATGATCTCGATGTCCGGTTAATGCAATATGAAACTAAGCATCATGCCGCACTGCATCCCAGAGATTTACCAGACTTTTTCACTCGATTGAGCAGCTTTAAAGGTAATCCTCTTACCCGCCTTGCCATTGAGCTAACCATGTTGACCTTTGTTCGTTCAAGCGAGTTAAGGTTTGCCCGTTGGAAAGAGTTTGACCTTGATCGGGCTGAGTGGATTATCCCTAAAAAACGAGAGCCTATCGATGGTGTGAGGTTTTCCACCCGTGGCACAAAGACGGGAAAAGACGAACATATCGTGCTTCTTAGCCGTCAGGCTGTTTCTATTGTCGAGCAGTTGAGAGAACTAAGCGGAAGCTACGATGTTGTGTTTCCGAATGAAAGAAACACAAAAGGCGTGATGAGTGAAAACACGGTAAACAAGGCATTACGCTTAATGGGCTATAACACGCAAGAGGACGTAACTGGACATGGATTCCGTGCCACAGCCTGTAGTTCCCTGATGGAGTCCGGTTTGTGGCAGGAGGACGCAGTAGAGCGCCAGATGAGCCACAAAGAATATAAAGACGTTAAAAGAGCCTACAAGCACAAGGCTGATTACTTAGAAGAACGCAAACTAATGCTTCAATGGTGGGCAGATTATCTGGACGCCAATCGAGAAATACATATAAGCCCTTACGAGTTCGGAAGGAGAACACGCCGTGACTAAGATGACAGGACTAGATGCGTTTTATAACGAGTCAGAAGATAAAATCTGGTTTGGTAATCTGATCAGCGAACTGGCAAGGCTAAACAATGAAAATGAAAGAATGATAGCTGCCGCTATCTTAAGTAACTACAGATTCAGCAAGGCTAAACCAGATACTTTAGGGGGGCTGGGCTTTTATCAGTTCGATTGGGTATCAGGTTTTACAACTAATGAAGACTTTGAAAAGCAGTGTGTGGAGTTTTTAGGTCTTCTGGCTATGGGGCATGAATACAGGGAGAGCCCGATACCGGGGGAAGAAGGGACTTTCAACGTTAGGAAAGGAGAAAACTTTTTATATCACGATGATGAGGATGATTGGTATGGGTCTTACGATTCGTTTTATTTCAGGCGCTCCGAGTTGGTGAACTTCTTCCCCGAACTGGAAGATGACAACATTGATGAACCGATAGCAGAGGAAACAGAAAGTGGGTCGCTCCACAGTGACTGGCGCGGCAAAAACACCGCCTGGAAAATGATTGCTGGGCTGGCGATTGCTTTATATGAATCCAGCGAGGACGTTAGAAAGAATGGAAAGCTCAACCAATCCGCGGTGTGCGAGAAAGCAGCAAATAACATCGCAAAGTACAGTGAAGAATACAATGATGCTGGCATGACCATGGATAATCTAAGAACGCTTCTAAAAAAGACTTTGCAGCGGCACGCACCCAATTTTTTGGGAAAGATAACAAAGTAAGATAATGATGTTCCCAAATTGGCTGGAGAGACGAAAACAAACGCCCAATTTGGGACAATTCGTTTCCCGAAAACTTTTTCTCCAAATTCACAGAAAACTTAAAAAAACAATGATTTACTATCTCACATAGTCAAGAAACGTATTACGAGGTAGATATGAAAAAGTCGCTGATTCGGCTATCTGAGGTTTTGAAACGCACAGGTTATAACAAGGCATGGGTATATGCCCTGATGAGTCGTGGACAATTTCCCCAATCAGTCAAGATTGGTGCTCGCGCAATAGCTTTTATTGAAAGCGAGATCGATGACTGGATCGATCAACGTATAGCCGAATCGCGTAGCAACTAAAGAACAGAAACAAACAGGATACAAACAATACGTTATTAGGTATTAAGAATGCAGTTGAACCCCACCAATCAAAAACTGAACGTAACCCATGTTGATTTTGAAACCTTCGCGGAACTGATTAGATCAGTGCCACAAAAGGTAAGCACCAGCACCTGGGTTTATGATGTGAAATCCACCAGCGGTGGAAAAGCTATCGGCATTGCCTCTGGCGATACTTACTTAGTAATCGATCTGATTTAATCGCACAAAATTTGTAGAGTAATTTGGGGAGACAGGAAGTCTCCCCCGTATTGCATTTTGGTACAACAGTAAGGGAATAAAATGATTAATTACCTGACCGCTAAAGACGCAGCAGAATATCTTGGCGTCTGTCTGTCACGCTTCTATCAGTTAAAGCGATATATCCCCAGCTTTCCTCCCTATATAAATCAGACCATCAATGGACGCAAGCGCCGGGTGTGGCTTGCCTCCAGCCTTGATCAATTTGCCGACAGATTTCTGGGGGGACGAAAATGA